ATGGAATATCCAACATTAAGGTTTGTGTTCGATCGAAAGAAGGTCGCAACCAAGGAGAAAAAAGGTCTTGTGCAGATCGAGGTATGCTCTGAGAGAAAGAGAAAATGGATTGGTACGGGTGTAAAGGTATACGCCGATCAATGGGATGACAAAAGAAAGGTCACGGCTCGACCCGACTCGTTGGACTTGAATATGAAGCTGGACTTGATGATGTCTAATATCCTAGAGTACGTGAACTCATTGATACGTCGAAAGGTCCCGTTCGATTTCGAGTCATTGGACGTTTTCTTGAAAAATAGCTCGGAATCGGATTCTTTCATTGATTTTATCGTTAGGAGGACTGATGAGAGAAAAGACCGTGCGGAAGGAACCATAAAGCATTATAGGACATTGGTTAAGGTTTTGGAGGATTTTGGGAGGATCAATTACTTTCATGATTTGACCCGCTCCAATATAACTATGTTCGATGATTACTTGAGAAGCAAAGGTATTAAGGATACTACCGTGTATGGTTACCATAAGAATATGAAGGCTTATATAAACGAGGCCATAAGATTCGGTATAATCTCAGAGAATCCTTATGTGGGGCTTAAGATCAACAGGGGAAAGTCGGATAAACGGAAATATCTCACGTATGAGGAGATGAGAAGGATGGAAAGATGTCGTATAACCGATCCTAGCGTAAACAGGGTGAGGGATCTTTTCTTGTTCCAGTGTTATACAGGGTTGGCCTATTCGGATTTATATAAGTTTGACTTCGCGAGCGATGTAGAGCGGAGGGGGAATAAGTTTATTATAGCGGATAGGCGTGTAAAGACCAATGAGGATTATTTCATAGTCTTGCTGTCTCCCGCCATGGAGATATTAAGAAAATATGATTTTGATCTTCCGGTAATAAGTAATCAGAAATATAACGATTATTTAAAAGTCGCCGCTAGTTTCGCCAAGATTGACAAGAATCTGACTACGCACTGTGCGCGCCATACGTTTGCGGTTTTCGCGTTAAATAATGGTGTTCCGATGGAGGTGGTGTCCAAGATGCTTGGCCATACAAATATAAAAACAACTCAAATCTATGCGAAGGTGCTCAACACAGAGGTCGAGAAAGGATTTGATGTCTTGGAGCGAAAGATGAAGGTTTAGCGATAAATAGACCAATAAAAAACGCCCGTGTCAGAAAAAAACACGGGCGTTATACTTTTAGTATGCGACAAACAGGACTATTTTGTTCTTTCGACCAAAATCTTTGAAATTCGAACTTGCAGTTGCTGCAACTCGATATTATTCAGTTCTTCCAAATCAATGTTCGCTATTAAATCAAACTTTCTTTCTCTTTTTCCTCCAAGACTTTTTTAAGCTGATAGAGGCTTATTATATCATATTAAAACGTAGGATTTTCCCAGTTCTTCCGGACAGAGTTTGTCTGAACCGATATAAATTTCCGTAGGTCAAATATGTATTGACACGGACTTAGTCTGATTTCATTAAATGTGATTTGATAGTTATCAAACCACTCTAAAAGTTGTTTAAGCTCCTCGTTCATGATATAAATGATTAACACCCGCGAATATACCCAATTTAACCTTGCTATTTTAGGATATAAAGAATTTTGTCTATATTTGCTTCAAGTTTGTGACTTGTATTATTGATTGGATATTATGTTTAACAATATAATATAGGTCACTTATGGATTTTTCTAACAACTCATCTCAAAGGCAACAAGTGGACGTTTACTGTCCTGTCCATCATAATTGGATTGGCCACTATGATTATGGCTCCAAGGGGGTCTATTATTGCTGGTGCAAGAAATGCAAGAAAGAAATCAAAATCGTTATGGGAAAATGAAGAGGTTGACGCAAAAACAAGAGAATTTCTGTAATTATTATATCGAGTGCGGCGGGAACGCTTCCGAGGCGTACAGACGTGCCTACTCTTGCGATAAATGGAAAGATAAGTCCGTATGGGAGAAGGCTTCGGCTTTATTGGATGATGCCAAGGTTCAGTCAAGGGTAAGGGAACTGCAAGAGGAGCAGAAAGTTAAATCTGATATAACCAAGGAGAAATTACTGGGCGAGTTAGGTAACATAGCGTTCTCGTCCATAGCCCACCTTCACAATACATGGATAGAACGCAAGGAGTTCGAGAATCTTACGGACAAGGAGAAGTCGGCTATCAAGAGTATATCTACTAAAATCCTGAAGAAAAATATAGGGACGAGCGATGACCCGGAGATCATTGACGTGGAATATGTCAAGATAGAGATGCACGATAAGCTGAAAGCCATAGAACGTATCTGCAAGATGCTTGGCTTTGACGCTCCAACCGTTGTAGACCTTGGCAAATCGCTGATCGGAATAGATACCGGAATAGATGATTAGTGTTCTATTTTTAAATAAATGGCTATGTTTGTTAGAAAAAATACGAGGTCTATAATTTTATAATTGTTCTATATTTAATATTTTGGGAGCTGATATGGATAACAGGAGGATAATAAGCTACAAGAGGTTCAATCCAAACTTTCACCATTTGAAGCTGGCGTTGGGGAATGACGATATAAGGTTCATCTTCATGTACGGGGGATCGTCTTCCGCCAAGTCTTTCTCAGCGGCCCAAGCCTTCTTGTTAGAATGTATATCTAAGGGCTATAACACGATGGTATTCCGTAAGACCGGCGTTACCATAGTGGACAGTATTTACAAGACATTCCAAGAGGCGGCTAAGTCCCTGCATATAGAGTCTTTCTTCAAGCCCTTGGAGAACCTTATAAAGTGTTTCAACGGTTCCTATATCCGGTTCAAAGGGCTGGACGATCCGGAGAAGATCAAGGGTCTCGAATCTTATCAGTACGTGTTTTGCGAGGAGATATCCGAATTCGATGAATCCGACTTGAAACAGATAAGGAAGCGTCTCCGTGGTCGCAAGGGACAGAAGATCGTAGCTCTATTTAACCCGATATCGGAGAATCATTGGATCAAGAAAAAGATATTTGATACCGAGACATTGACCGAGGTGGACAATCATCTGTACGGGAAGCTCAAGGATAGCGTAACGGGTAAGATACTGTCAAAGGAATATTCCGAGGTAGGAAGGAAATGGGTCAATTCCGAGCGGACCATATACAATCCAAGAAAAAAGACTTACGAGACGCACCGCCCGGATATGGTTATCATCAAGTCCACCTATCTTAATAATTTCTGGGTCGTAGGGTCTCCTAATGGCACGTATGGCTTTTATGACGCTCAGACGATAGCGGATTTCGAGAGGGACAAGGAAAGGGATTACGCTTATTATCTGATATACGCCTTGGGCGAGTGGGGGACGATAAGGACGGGTGGCGAGTTCTTCCACGCCTTCGACCCCGCCAAGCATAAGGGCAAGTGCCCATATGTCAAGGCTCCCGTGCATATATCGATAGATAACAACGTCCTGCCTTATATCTCCATCTCTTTTTGGCAGGTTGAGACCGGGGATATAACGAGGATAAGGCAGATTCACGAGGAAACCCCGTCCGATCCGTTCAACACGGTCACCAAGGCCGCCGAGATCGCCGTTGAATATCTGGAGGGGATAGGGCATGATGATATGGTCTATCTTTATGGGGATGTATCGACCAAGGCCGGGAATACGATAGATGACGATAAGAGGTCTTTTTTCGATAAGTTCAAGGAGGGTATAGACAAGAGATTCCGTAGCGAGGACAGGCTGCCTAGATCGAACCCTTCCGTATCCATGACCGGGGAGTTTATCAACGCAATATATTCTGGAGATATAAAAGACGTGTCCATCATGATCGACGAGAGTTGCGAGACATCGATAAACGATTATATCACCGTAAAGAAGGATGTCAACGGGGCGATGCTCAAGCAGAGGGTAAAGGACAAGATTACGGGTCAGTCCTACGAGAAGGCCGGTCACCTTAGCGATGCAAAACGTTATTTTGTCACGGAGATATTAAAGGATAGATATACGGCTTTCTCGTTGAGAAGAAAAAGAAACACTATAAAAGAAAGCGATATGAGATATTATGATCAAAGCATGGTGGATTTGTCCGGATTGACCGGATTGGTTGAGATTCATCCGGATAATGGAGGAAAGTTCGTCTACGCTAAGTGCATGGTCAAGGGAGGATTTGTTTACATTACGGACGCTTCAATCCTCGATGATCGTATAAAAGAGGAGGATATGGCCTCAAGGCTGGGGAAAGGCGATCTTTTGGTGCATGTTGAATGTGATAAGTTCAATGCTACATACGTTCGAAATCTAAGGGATTATCTCAATGACGTTCGAGGCAGGAGCTTGCCAGCGAATGTTGCGGGAAGAATAGATGCGCATTCTGAATTTATTCGGGATCATTTTCTTTTTCGTAAGGATTACGATGAAGATGACGGATACTTGAGGTTTGTTGAAAGCGTCTTGGATTATAGGGAAAAATCGGATATTGAGGCTATAAGCGTATTGTCAGCATTGGCTGAGCGCATAAAAAACAAGACCTAGTAATTTTAGTGATAATTGTTTGATGTTTATCCGAATATTGTTATATTTGCGGTAACATAAAAATAAAGAAATTAGAGCCTAAGAGCCATACCCGGCGGGAGTCGTATCCTGTGGGGTATGGCTCTTTTTATTTGTACGCTATGAGTTGGTATGACAAATTATTGCCTTCGATATTGAGGTTTGACACTCGATCTAGTGTCAAGTCAATGTCTATGCTGGGGCATGTCGGCCAAGTGGATGTGGACAATGGGGGGAATATATGGTATATGTCCGGATTATCCTCATTGCTTGAACGTAATGATTTTAAGATTGATATGTCATCTATTCCCGGAAAGGCGTTAGCTCTGAGAGTCTGTACGCCATTCGCTACCGTAACGGACAGGGCCGGCTCCATGTTCTCCAATGGCAAGTTTTATGTCGTGGACAAGAATGACAACGAGCATGGCATGTATAAGACAAGGGATGGAAAGACCGACTCCTTATATCCCCGATTTGAGAAGATGAGAAGATTCCTGTCTCGTCCAAATCCATTGCAAAGCGGAAGGCAGTTTAACAAACAGGTCGAGATGACCATGAAAGCCTTTGGCTTTTGTCCGATATTCACGTTAAGGCCTATACCGGGAGAGTTGCCCATATCCATGTGGATCATTCCCCCGGAGTTGTTCCACGTGATCCTTAGCGGGAAATTATGGTCTCAAAGTGATTTGGATGGGATAATATCAGAGGCGTACATAGAATGGAATGGAGAGAGGATCAACTTGGAGAAGGATGATTATTTCATCGTGTCCGACTCGACCGCTATCATTGGTGGGTATCAGTCAGAATTAAGGTTTGAGACTACGGTAGATAGCTTGTCAAAACCGGTAAATAATTGGATCAACCAGATGTCTGCCCGTAACACGTTGATAATCGATGGAGGACCTAAGGGTATTATATGCGATGATAGTGGCGGGGACATATATGGTAATAGTTCCTTGACCTCAAAGGAACAGAGGGAACTAAACGATAATTTCAAGAGAAAGTATGGATTGGTAGGAAAGTTGTATTCCATATTGGTCACCACGGCCAAGCTAAAGTGGGTACCGATCACGCATAGCTCCAAGGATCTGATGCTTCATGAGGAGGATGAGTCGTGTCGTAATATAATATCGAACGCTATCGGCCTTAATCCTAACGTCTTGATGCCGGATAGCAAGTTCGCCAACTTGCAGGAGGCCAAGACCGCCGCTTATCAAGACTTGATCATACCCGACTCTGAGAACTACACGGAGATCCTTACCGATAATATCGCCTATGATGGAATGAGGATAAGGCTAGATTACTCGCATATATCTTGCTTGCAGGAGGACAAGCTAAGCTCCGCTCAAGCGTTCTCTACGTCTTCCACATCGGCGAAGGATCTGTACGACATGGGATTGATAACGATGCAGGAGGCGAGAAGAGAGATCGCTAATTACATGGACATAAACCCCGATGATCCAGAGGGGGATTTTAAAGACAACAAGGAGGAAATCAGTAATGAAAGTCAAGAAGAGAACAATAGGGAAGCAATATAAGCGGCTTCCTTTCGACGTAAAGGAAATGGCGTTGGATAGCCGTAAGATCAGCGGATACGCCGCTATTTTTGGCGTTAAGGACAAGGCGGATGATATCTTGATAAAGGGATGCTTCGCTAAATCCATAGCCGAGAGAGGCCCCGATAGCCAAGCGAACGATAAGATCATCCTGCTGTGGATGCACGATATGAGTGAGCCTATAGGTCGTATCACCAAGCTCATCGAGGATGACAAGGGACTTTATTTTGAGGCCGATATTGACGATATACCATTAGGGGATAGGGCTATAAAGCAAATGGAATCTGGTACTATCAATCAATTCAGTTTTGGGTACTCGTATGTATGGGACAAGATTGATTACGATGAGAAGATGGACGCTTATATCGTCAAGGAGGTCGTGTTATACGAGATTTCCCCGGTATCCATAGGGTGTAATGGCATGACGGAGTATACAGGGCTCAAGTCTGAGGATGATATAGCCGATCGTATCGAAAAACTTAGGGAGGATATCGATAGTGAGTTGATCACCATGTCTGTCTCTAAGAGATCAAGGATGCAAGAATTATTCGGAAAGGTATGGGCACTCGCTAGTCTTGAGCCGGAGAGGGGACGAAAAGACTCCATGGGAAATCCACTCAAGGACAAGGGAGCCGAACATGCAAGGAAGAGTCTATTCGATATAAAATTCAATTAATAATCAAAAAAAGAGAACAAAATGAGAGGTTATTTTAAAAACAAAAAGTATTGCTGGATGATGGTGGTATTCGCTATCTTCACGTTAGTGTTATCGATGTTGTATACAGACACAAGCGTGGTGTCTTTGGCCGGTCTCGGATTACTGGGGTTCGTTGATCTGGAAAGCATGGATGAGGATCAAAAGAAATTCATCAAGGGTCTGGATGACAAGTTGGAGGAGCTAAATATGAAGTTCTTGAAGGACGCTCTTCCTAAAAGCGAGTACGTCAAGGAGCTTACGGGCTTAACCGAAGCCATGAAAGACTTGAATGATAACGTATTGTCCGATAAGATCGACAAGAAGGACTTTGATACTTTCAAAGAGAACGTATTAGGGGAGTTGGTCAAGATCAAGGCGGTCATGGAGAAAACCCCGGATGGTGGATTTAAGATCAAGGGATTGGAGGATCAGGTAAGGGATCAATTGAAATCTTACATCAGCAAGGATCATAATGGACGTGAGATCGTGGACTTGAAATCGGCTTGCAAGTCAATGCCGGGAAATAAGTTGAACATAACCATTATCCCTAATGTGAAGGCTAATACCCCCATTACATCGAATGTCACCACGACCGGCGTTCCAATGAGTCCGGGTGTTGTATTCGATCCATCTATTTCTACACCCCCATTGGCGGAAAGCGAGCTTCGTCAGTTCGCCAATGTCGCCACGATCAATGCCCGTACTATTATTTATACCCAGCTTAAGGATTCCACAGGAGATGCGGAGTGGGTTCCTGAGGGTGGATTGAAGCCTTCCATGACCGCTTCTATTGAGGAGAAAAGTATAACCGCGGGTAAGGTGGCGTTAACCGCTACGGTGACGGACGAGGTCATCACGGATCTACCTCAGTTGGTGGCCGAGATAAGAAGTGAGATCATCTATAAGATCGGTGTAGCCGAGGAGGAGGGTATATTGTTCGGTTCTGGGTCCAACGGGGAGATCAAGGGTGTTTTCTCCGACATTCCAGAGTATTCGCTTACCTCGTTAAAAGTAGCTCGTCCTAATAATTTTGACGCTATCGTGGCCGCTTATACTCAGATCGTATCGACATCGAAACGTAATTACACCCCAAATTTAGTTCGTGTAAATCCAGTTGATTTGGCGAACATGAAACTTACCAAAGATGCCAATGGCGCTTACCTATTCCCGCCGTTTACGTTGCAAGACGGATCGCTGATCTCGGGTGTACAGATCAAGCCGTCCACCACTATTACCGAGGACGAGTTTTTTATTGGGGATTTCCGTTATTTGAATATCCGGGACTATCAGCCGTTGAGTATCACTTTTGGATGGGTAAATGATGACTTCCAGAAGAATCAGGTAACGATGGTAGGCGAGAAGAGATTACTGGCCTACATCAAGTCGAATTACCTGACCGCCTTCGTGAAAGGTAAATACTCCACGATCAAGGAGGCCATTGACGCTAATCCGGTAAGCGATAGCCCGGAAGTTGGAAGTTAAACTATAATAAAGCATAGATATGAAAAGAAAGAGAACTGAGATTGGTTCGGCCAAGGGATATAAGCTTGATTTGGCCGAGGTATATGAGATCACCTACGCAAAGAAAACGAAATACCATAATGTGGGAGACAAAGATCTTGTGTCATTGCCGTTGGCGATCATGTTTATAAACGACAAGAGGATATTATCAACCTCGGAGATCGACGAGGCTATTTCCAAGTATGGAATGACAGAGTTGCTCAATAGTTCCAAGAGATCGAAATAAACCGTTATGTTGATCGATGAGACATATTTCACAGGTGATCTTCATATAGACGGCTTGGTATCTTCCGAAGGGGTGCCAAGCCTCACCAATGAGGCCATAAACTCGGAGTTCAAGGCGTTGGCCGCCAAGTACGAGAGGGATTTTTATAGGCAAGTCCTAGGAAAGGATAACGCGGATGCTTTCGTGTCTTTCTTGGATTTGCTGGAGAAAGATCCGGATAAGGCGGATGAGAGGAGATGGCTGGATCTAATGGAGGTATTGGTCGATGATGCCGGAGGGACGCTCGAGTCTCCTATAGCTTACTATATCTATTTCTTCTATCTTAGGAGGAACCAGTTGGAGGCTACTCCCGTGGGAGTCACGGAGGCGGACGCTAAAATTGTCCCTTGTAACCGGAAGATGATTGACGCATGGAACCAGATGGTGTATATGAACGATTACCTGTCGAGGTGGCTCTTTGATCATCGTGATGATTACGGAGGGTATTTTTTCGATAATGATATGCTGGAAACGATAAATCAATTTGGCATATGACAAATCTGGTGGATATATTCAAGGATATAAGCGTAAAGGTAGGGAACCGGCTTGGGGTTGAGACCGGATTGGGCAGGAATGTGCCGGTAAATTATCTTTTCGGAGATTGGCCTTATATATCCAAGGCCATGGAGACTATTAGCAAGTCGAGGTTCACCGAGAGGGACAGATACCCTTTACTGGCGTTGTTCACTCCCTTCAAGGAGGTTAGGGACGATCCTGATACTTATTGCACGGTCTCAGTGGATATATTGTTAGCGACCCGGACATTGTCGGATTACAGCAACGAGCAGCGTCTAGAGATATCATACAAGGGGCTTCTTTATCCATTGTATGACATATTGATTGACGAGATAAGTAAAGACCGTAGATTCGATACCGGTTCAAGATCTTTCGTGAGCCACACGAAATCCGATAATATGCGTTACGGGAGCCGTGGCGTATATGGATCGGACGGGAAGACTCCTTTCAAGGACTTGTTCGACGGGATTGATATCTCCGGTATGGAATTAATTATTAAGAATAAAACATGTAGATAATTATGGCAGTAAAAATGTTCAGGGACTGCGGTTCCGAGATTTTCAATACCGGCACGAGCAAGTGTCCGTTCGTTCCCGACTATATCAAGGCGATCATACTCACTCCGGTAGGTATGACGTTCAAGATATCCGATTTTGACACGAAGCTGGGAGAGTACGCCCACGCCGACCGTCCGAACCGTGTCTATCCGATCTCGACGATCGCTGAGTACGCCACTTCCGGAGGGGAGGCCCAGACATCGGCTACCGGTTATGGCTCGTCCAAGATCACGGGTTATAGCGAGCTTGTCGAGACTTACACGATGAACGATTATGACGAGGGCTTGCGAACCAATCTCATGAAGCTCAAGAACGAGAGCATGAGGGTGATCTTCATCGACAAGAATAATGTCGTATATGGCGAGAAGACTGATACGGAAGGTGATTTCAAGGGATATGAGCTCGGTGCCGTTTATCCGGGCGGACAGAGGTTCAAGAGCTCCGGAGAGAACGCCTCGCTTACGATCAACCTTGTTTATAAGGACGTTGAGAAAGCTTGGATGAACGCTATATCTTTCACCAGCGATATCGATATCTTGGACGAGGCGAAGGGATTGGTCTGGGTGGATGTCAAGAAATTGGCTACAGGCGAGAATAAGTACAAGGTCGTGGAGCATTATGGCGGTTTTGACTTGACAGAGATGTACGGTACGCTATTAGGTTCCTCCTCCGTGTGGAATAACGTGACAGCCGCCACGTATAATCCCGATGACGGCACGTTATCTCTTACCCCGTCCTCCGGTACTCCCACGCTCAAGAGACCATCCGAGTTATACACCGAGGATGTTAAAGGTATAGAGCAATGGTCATAAACGGGGTATCGTTCAATGATGAAGCTTGTCTAGGTATGGGAAGGAAGGCTTTCGTGAAGGCTCACGAGGGATCTTTCTTCCTCGACCGGGGAATGGCGGATCGAAGGAGGATATTAGGTGACGCTTATGATATAATGGAGAGGAACCATGGGGACGATAGCGGGAGTGGCGAACGCCGTGAGGACGCTGGAGAAGAACTTCTGGCCGGAGGTTACAAACAGCTTGAGGGAGAACGAGGGATTGATCCATGACTTGATCACTGATCAACTCATGTCCGGGCTAGACGAGAACAAGGAGCCTTTGAAGCCTACCTATCTGGATGACCCGTATTTCGTGGAGACCACGAAGACCCCGAAGGCGGCGAGGGCCAAGGCCAGATGGTACAAGGCGATGAAGGAAAGCATAACCCCGCCTAGGTCCTCCGACATACTCCATCTGCCGCCACGAGACCCTAACACCCCCAACCTTATCATACGGGGCGATTACCACGCCAGTATAACGCCGATCGTGCAAGGCGGCAAGGATGGTGGCAAGATAGTCACGAGATCCATCGGTTTCTATGCCGGTGACGACGCTTTGGAGAAGAAATACGGCCCCGGTCATCTGGGTTTGACCCCGGAGGCTAGGGCTTATTTGATTGAGGAGCGGGTTGTTCCCGCGTTGGATAAGTTATTCAAGAAATACGGGTTCAAATGATAAAGCCGTGCAATTGCGCCTCGCAGAACAAGGCGATGGCCACATACGAGAACATAAGGAGGCTGGCTATCAAGATGGCCGTTTCCGATAAACGCATTTACGTGCTTATCCGTAAAACGGATGGCACGTTTGCCTTCGAGCCTTTAGATGCCATGGTGTCTAAAGGCGATATTGTTGAATATATCCATTATTTATAAATAGTATGGCGAATATATACACGACATGCGATGAGATACCCTTATGCAAGTTCATAGAGATGTACAAGGGAAATCTTAACGCCCTTATAAAAGGAGGGAGGACCAAGCCCACCGATGGGGAGTTAAGAAAGGCGGCGATGGGGCTTATTGACGAGTATTCCGTTATAACCGGGAACAAGAATATCGCTATCGAGATAGAGGATCGGTCAAGGGCGGTGGATTGCAATATCAAGCTTATCCTGTTGGAGTCAGCGGATCATTTGATAGACGCTATGATGTACGCTGACGCTTCGGATATTCTTGGCAGGGTGGGTATCCGCATGCCGGAGGAGCCGCGAGAGCAAGATCTGATCGTCGCTAAAAAGAGAATCCAGTCCAAGATGTCGCAGGTGAAATATAGCCTGAGCGTTCTGGATAGGAACAAGTCTAAGGTGGTAGACCCCAAGGATAAAGATTTCACCCGTGAGAGGATGATCGTGTCCACCTATTTCAAGATGCGTATCGATCCTGACACGTTCACCGCTGCCGAGTACGGGAATATGATAAGGATTATGTTTAACCAATTAGAGGACATGAGGAATTATGGCGGGAAACGAGACTAAGATCACTGATATAGTAGGGAAAGAGGCGTTTGATCAACTGGAGCGTCTGGATAGGAAATTAGCGGATACGCAGAATGTCTATATCGGGTTGGTAAAAGAGATAGGGAAAGGGTTGACGATAAATCCCTCAAGCTTGTCAGAGTTGAACGCCAAGATCGAGGAGTACAAGAAAAATGTATCAGCGCTTAAAAGCACGATTGACACTCTCAATAAGACCAATGACCAGTACAAGAGAAAGATTGATGAGCTGATAGAGGTTAACAAGAGATATGCGGAAGCGGCTGGGAAAGTTCAAAATAGTTTAGATCAATCATCCTCTTCCATAGCCAAGGAATCAAACGCTATCTCGGAGAACATGAAAGCCAAGCAACAAGAGGTTGTCATAAGTCAGGAATTGAAGGGACTCATTGACCAGACATTGGGATCTAGGGAGGAGAATATACGCAGGGTCGCTCAAGAAAGGACGATATTGGCCCAACTATCCAAGGAGAAAAGCCAATTGAATAAAATGGAGAAAAGCGGGGCTATCTCAACTAAAGATGCCGTGCAAAAGAGGCAGGATCTGGTAAGGTCTGAATTGCTTCATCGAGAATCCTTGAGAGAGCTGTTGAACATTCTTACGAATGAGACAAAAATGATCAACTCGGCCAACGATAGTTATCAAGAGCAATCGTTGCAATTGGAGAGGCTGAGAAAGGCGTATCGGATGCTTTCCACGGAAGCCGCTAACAGCAAGTTAGGGGTAGAGTTGCAAAAGAATATAGCGGCTTTGGACACTCAGGTAAAATCTGTTGATAAAAGTCTGGGACAGCATCAGAGAAACGTGGGTAATTATGTCTCCACATGGGATGGAATGGGAAACGCAATCAATCAATTAACCCGTGAGTTTCCCGCATTCTCGGTATCTCTACAGACCGGCTTTCTCGCTATCTCTAACAATATCCCTATATTGGTAGACCAAATATCTCGGATAAGGAAGGAGAACGCCGCCTTACGGGAGGAGGGACTGAAAGGTGTTCCCGTGTGGAAGCAAATAGCTAAGTCCGCTTTTTCTTTGAATACCTTGTTGTCGGTTGGTATAACTCTACTTACCGTATATGGTAAGGATATCTTTGAGTGGGGTAAAAACTTATTGTCATCCTCTAGCTCGGCTAAGGCCGCTTCGGAAGCCCAGAGAGACTTGAATTCATCCACCGGGGATTATGCCAAGGCTTTAAAGAACTCGACATCATCATATGGGGAGAATCTTGTAACATTACGCAACTTACAGGCGGAATGGAATAATTTAGGAGATAATCTCAATAAGCAGAAGCAATTTATCATTGATAACGCCTCTGAGTTTAAGAAATTAGATGTGTCAGTTACGGATGTTAATGACGCTGAGAATCTGCTAGTAGATAATACGGAGACCTTTATTAATGCTATGTCATTAAGGGCACAAGCGGCAGCTGCGCAAAAATTAGCTCAAGAAAAATACACAGAAGCGTTACAAAAGGAAATCGAGGCTGAAAACAGAAGAAAAAATCCTACGTTTTGGGATAGGTTTGATCTTACAAAGGTATTAGACCCAACATCTCAATCTCTATTATTTTTGACTGATAGATTTGAAGTCTTTTACAATACGTCAGATGAAGCTTTAGCTAAAGCCGGCAAAGCGGCTGATTCTATAGAAAAGGAAGGTAAGGAGGCTGAAAAGGCGGGAAACATATATCTGAATGCTATGCTTAAATTGAGGGAGGAAGAAAATAAAATATTAGGCAATTCCGATATTCAACTATACTCTAACGAGGAGAAACTTAAACGACAGCAGGAGCAAATAGAACGAGAGGCCAAGCGTAGGGAGAAATTAGAGATGGAGGCCGAACGGAATATTCAGGAGGCTCGTCTTAATGTGATGGATGAGGGGTATAAGAAAGACCGTCTTCTCTTGGAACAATCTTTCCAGAAACGGATAGATGACGTAAAGACGAAAGGCGTAAGGGTTAATGAGCAAATCGAGGCTATTGAGGCTGAGAGAAGCAAGAAGTTGGCGGAATTCGACCGTAAGATCTCGGAGCAAAGGGCTAATGAGGAGGCTCAAAATCGTCTTGCGATTGCAGAAAAGGGAAGTTTGCAAGAGCTTGACGCTCGCTTGGATATATTGCAACTACAAAAGGATAAAGAATTAAGAGAGGCGGACAAAACTGGCCAAGACAAGCTCTTGATCGAAGAGAAGTACGCCAAGATGATACAAGACGTATGGGATGAGTGGGGAAAGGGCGAATTAAAGAAACAACAGGAGTTGGACGATGAAATGTTATCCCAGCGTCAGTTAGATATTAAGCGTCAAATGACGGAGCTAACGAAAAGCTATGGCGGGAATCTTAAAGACCGGGAAAAATACAATAAGGAAATGTTGAGGCTACAGGAGGATTTCGCCTTGGAGTCCCTACAAATCCAGATTGATACCCTTCGTAATAATCTCGATTTGCTTCCTTACGATGAGAGGATCAAAGCGGAAAAAGAATTGACCAAGCTGTTAGGTCAACAAGAGGATATAAGATTGAGACAGGCGCAAAGAAAAAGCGATGAGGACTTAGAGTATCATAAGAAGATTGAGGCCGCAAAGAAACGCTTGATACAAGAATCAATAAAGGCATTTATATCTATAGGCAATTCTTTATTTGAGCGTCAAATACAAAATGTAGATGCGGAAATAGAGGCCAACCAAGAGGAGTATGACGCTAAGGTTGAGACTATAGACGCTCTTGCCGAGAAAGATATAATAACGACAGAGGAGGCCGAGGCCCGCAAGCGTGCGGCGGAGGAAGAGACCAGTCGCAAGAACAAGGAACTGGAGAAGAAAAAAGCCGAGTTGCAGACTAGACAGGCGAAGTTCCAGAAGTCTATAGATATAGCTCAGACCATTGCGGCCACGGCACGGGCGATAATGGTAGCTTACAAAGATGCGGGACCTATCGCTGGAGCTATCTTTGCGGCGATGATAGCGGCTACCGGAGCCGTGCAACTAGCCACGATCATAGCCCAGCCCATCCCCAAATACGCCCATGGTACCGACAATCACCCCGGTGGTCTGGCTATCGTTGGCGATGGAGGCCGTAGCGAGGCAGTACTGGTAGGCGATAAGGCGTACATTACCCCGGATAAGCCCACCCTGTTGTCATTGCCTGCGGGAGCCGAGGTTGTTCCAGATCTCAATGATCCGGCCTTCCTTAGCCGCTTCGTGGATAACATGTATTGGATCACCCACAATAAGAAAGGCGAGCCGGTTCAGATCGTGAATAATTTCGACGCTGAAGGGATAATAAGGGCTAATAATGAGATAAAAAAGGAGATAGGCAAGCTATCTAAAACCATATCCAAGGGTAGCAAGAACATCGATTTCAAGAATTACAAGAGATCGAGGATGAATTGAGCGTAAAACTTGCTTTTCTTATTCTTTCTATCTATATTTGCTGGACATACAAGAAGACAGTAGAGCCTAAGAGCCATACCCGATAGAGTCACGTCTATGGGGTGTGGCTCTTTTTGTTTTTACTGGTCAGCCTACCACGACAGGCTAGGAAGATTTTGGGCGACAGCGGTCACTAACAGCCTCCTTGATACGATGTGTTGTGGCTCGTGTCGGGGAGGCTTTTTCATTAAGAGGTGCCGAAGTAATCAAAATAACAAAGTCGTTTTGATCTTATGGCTAAAATTGCGGGAGAAAAAGATAATAATATAACAAGATAAATACGATTGCTCATGAAGACAAATCAAGAGATGATCAGAAAAATGGGTAATTTCAATGTTATCCAGCGGACAAAGGATGGCATGTTTAATGCCACTGATTTATTGAAGCAATGGAATAATCAATCGTGCAGCGAAAGAAAAATGGATAATTTTTTCGCTTCTCATAAAACCAATGAGTTCATTAATACAATAATTGAACGGGAAAAACTAAATACCCCAAAAATGGTGTATTTAAAAACTAGAGGCAAAAAAGGTGGTACATGGATGCATCCGATGCTGTTTATAGATTTTGCGATGTGGATTAATCCAGAATTTAAATACGATGTCATAAAATTCGTACATGATGAGATGATCCGTTACCGTAACGAAGCCGGTGATGCTTACAGGGAATTGTCCTCCGCTGTCATGAAGATCGTTCCGAATGATTTCATGCCAAAAGCCATGAGAAAAATAGGAGAGGCTTTAAACTGGATAATCTTCAACGACCACGAGAGATTATTGAGAAACAAGCACGGTGACGAAAGCAAGCAACGTGAACTGTGGCAACTGGAGAAGAAGGTAGCCGATCTGATAAACGAGGGATTCATTACCTCATACGATCCGCTTATCAACTATCTACGGAAGCTTTATAATAAAAAGAATAATCCAGCGGTATTTAACCAAGCGGTATAGAAGATTTTAAACAACTAAAAATTAAAATATGGATTTGAACTATTTAGACTTATTGATTCATCTAGCGACGGAACTGAAAAAGGAAAAGATTAAACGTATTGAGGCTGAACGAAAGATTGAGTCTGACGTTCCCAAGGTTTTGTTTGCGGACGCTATATCCAGATCCCAACGCTCATGTTTGATCCCGGAGCTAGCAAAGATATTACAGCATAACGGTGTCAATATTGATGCGGAGCGTCTATTAGCGTGGATGCGAAAGAATAATTATCTGCATGAGGAAGAAGAATATTTCAATCAACCTACCAAAAAATCCATGGATCTGGGTTTATTCGAAGTAAAGAGCACTATTATAAATAAGATGGATGGAACCTTATTAGAGACGATTGTCATAAAAGTAACAGGCAAAGGCCAAGTTTACTTCGTGAACAAGTTCTTAGGTAATAAGGAGGCTTGTTAAAAACATAATAGACATGATTTGGTTTAGTTTTCATAGTCCTCCCTCATGTCGTGAGACAGCAAGGGGGATATGTTTAGTCGAAATATGCATATTGTTTTGTAAAAGCATGTTGGATGTCATTTATCAAATTAGGATTGTTCTCTAATTCGATTTTATTAACCATTAAGTATGCGCTTTTATCTTTTAGTTCTGTATGTAGAAAATATTTATCAGAAAAATTGGTTGCCATAATCTTGCTATAAAAACGGAATCTTTTGGTATTATCAATTCCCTCTTCGTCCAAATTAGAGCCTATAAATCCAAAGGATGCATGATCATCTTGATGGTATATGTCAAGCATTATGTTTATACATGTATGTATTATCGTTCTAGGCTCAAATGTGCTAGATAGTATATTATACTTTCTTTTACTGTGTCTATGATTTTTTAAATGGAATTTTATAGCATAAACATTATAATCATATAATTCCACCCAGACCCAATAAGTAAGATTAGATTTGGTAGATTTAAATGAATATAGTCTTTTAGATAAAAGATGTCCAGACTTTCCTTCGAAATTCTGGACAAACCTATAAGGGTAATAAAAACTCATTTCAAATCATATAAGGATAAATGTCAATTCTTCTATCAAGTAACTCTTTAGACGTAAGGGATCTGAACTTTACTTGGGTATCCTTCTTTTCTGAAGCTGCGGTCACAATTTTGCTATTAACATCTTTGGGCCGCATGTCCTTACTGTTTTTGACTGTGCCCATATTCATTCATCTTTGTTGTTTTCGACACAAAGATGAGATAAACTGGATAACAAACAAAATTTTTTTAGCTAAAAAAACTAACAAATATTAAATATAATGGTAAATATTTGATTGTTAGTAATGTATGGCTTTTTTATTAGGCTATAGGTCTGTTTAAAAACACTGCTTAGCCAACAAATGTGGCAATCTCATAAAATCCCCTCCAGAGCCTTTTGGATGGAGGGGATAGTAAGTTCTTTTACTTGTCTCTATCTATGTTATTTAATTATACCACCCATTGCTAAATATAATTGATACGTTTCTTTAATAGCATTAATTTGTTTTTGTGTTATTTTTTTTATTTCATAATAATTGCGGCCTATAATCTTAATTTCAGCTTCTTTTGAATAAGCTAATGCTTTTATTAAAGCAAACTTATTCTTAGTATTTATAGAATCATCGCTCCACTCCCAAATTTTACCGTCTCCATTATCTCGTTCAACTTGATTTGGAACAAACTCATAAGCATTACCATCTATGGAAAATTGATACTTTTGAACGAAAAGCCAATCATCTGCCAAATATTGAATAAAAAACCTAAAATTCAATACATTGTTATTTATGGACATAAAATAACAACCTATATCATTTTTGTTTATATATTTTTGATTATCTTTATGTTTTATCCAAGTTTTACCATTAGGATCAAATTTGTCTTTTTCAAAAATAAAATTAGGAGAAAGTTCCTTTATTTGTATAGAGTCTATAAGATTAATATTTGAAGATTCAGACTCAGAGTATATTCCTCTATTGTTATCTTTATCTGAAATTTTATTAATTGAGTTTTTAATGTCTAACAGTGTTTTGTTACTAATTATATTTTCTATTTTATTCCCATTTTTATCATATAAGGTAAAATTCATAGGGGTTGAGTATAGATTGTTTCCTATCTTTTCTTTCATTTTATTAGCAACTTCAATGCTAATACAAAACTTTTTATAAGCTTCAATAAAAGCGATAGAGTCATTTGCGGCTGAAAAAATTTCTTCTTTTTTTTCAATAGAATATTCACCATCGAAGCTTTTTTCTTTAACGGTTTCTACATATGTATATTTATCATTGCATGAACTCAAAAATAGAATACCAAATATCAAATAAAATGTTTTCATGTGTGTTTTTGTAATTAATAAATCAATGCGAAAGTAAATATTTATATTAATAAGTGAAATTTTAAAGGATTAAAATAATATGTTTGATAACATGTTTATGAAATTGAGTACTTCCTTGCTGACGCTGTATGTCTCATGCGTAACTTGAAGCATATATTAGATGACAAGGTAAGTATGTATCCTTTTTGATGGCGTGAAATCATCTTTTTTTTTCGAACAACTCGGAATGACTACCAATTCTAAGCAAGTCGATTATTTCTCCGTCAATCCAAATAAGAAGAAAATCCCCTTCTATATGGCATTCCATACACCCTTTATACTCACCTTTCAACATGTGAGGTTTGTATTCTTGTGGAATCGGATGGTCATTTATAAGTAGATTTGCGATATATTCAAAAGCTGCGATTTTTTTTGGGAATTTCTGAATACGTTTGAAATCTTTCTTAAACTGGCTTGTTGGGTGTAATTTCTTTTTCACTTCATTAATTCCTCCATCAAGCTATCCACGCTGTCGAACGTTTCTTTATTCTTGGTCGTACGTGCTTCCCTTATAGCCGCTATCGTTTTCTCGTTTGGCTCGGAGTATACAGCGTCCATCAAGGTGCTCTCTACAAAATTATTCAAACTCCTGTTCGCTTTCTTGGCTTGTTCCTGCAAGACTTGCAACAAGTCCTCACGTAAACGGAACGATGTTTGCTTTCTTATTACTGCTTCCATATTACTTATGTATTATATTGTGTCGCAAAGGTAATGTATTATATGCAGAAAACAAGCTTTCATGATTTTTATTTTGAGATCATTGAAGATAACATCATTCCACCTTTATCTTCAATGGATGACCGCAGTTAGGACATTTAACCATCCCGCTTTTGCAAGAATCGAAAAGATCCGGTATTTCAACTCCTAAAATGTCGGCAATATCAGATAATCTGTCCATGTTGAATTTGTTTCGAGATACCGCTTGAGAAAATGATACCGCTTGAATTCCTAATTTGTCTGCTAGTTGAGCCTGTGTAATACCTTTCTCTTTACAAAGCTCTTTAATCCTTAGTTCTGTATTAGCCATAATGCTTTATAATTTATTTTTTGATGCAAATATATATAATTTAGTGTATGTACGAAATAAAAGCAGTAAAATTATTTGTGAATACTAAATTTATTTTAAACAAATGTCAATATAGCATGGATGCTATATAAAAACAGTTAAATATAGCATGAATACTAAATAAATCCTTATTTATTTAGTATCCGTGCTATATATTTGCATCATCAAAATAAAACAACAGTACAATGGCAACACAGAAATACAACAAGAGCGAAATCATGAAGGAAGCGCATAAGATCTATAGAGAGTACAAAATATACGGACGTACATTCGGCTCGTGCCTTAAACAAGCTTGGGGATCGGCGAAAGCGATGGTGCAGCTTGCGGAAAAACGTGCGGCGTTTGCTAAGGAACTTGCGGAGAGATCCCATAATGTAAGACTTACTCATGTCGGTATGGCTAGCCTTTATGCTAACAGGGTTTATTCGGGTGATTAATTAATATAAGGAGGGTGAAATATGAAAGCAACGGATTTATTTAATTACAGACTAGAAGAGTTTGAAACAGTAGAATCTTTTTCGAAAAGACTCTATGATACAGCTAAAAGGTATAGGAGTTCAATGCACTTTACTCCGAGTGAGAGCTATCATGTTCTTGCAATACTTGGTAAATATTATAAAGAAAGCCCTTTTGATATCCTATCAGTGATTAAAGACATAGAATTTGGGTGTAAATCTAAGAGATATAGAATACAGTGGGTTAAATGTCTTGGAGATCATTATTTGGTCTTGGATAAAAGATAAAATTTATGGAAACGATAGAAGTATTGAAGAACGTACAAAGGATTGCGTTGGAGTGTATGATCGGAAGGAAACCGGTACATATAAACGTAGGCGTTATGCCGGAGACGGGCGGTTTATGCGTCACCGTACAGGACAGACTTCACGAGGTGGTCTACATGGAGATATTCAATGACTGGATGCCGGATCACAAGGAATGGAATAAAAAGACCTACGATAGGTTCATGAGCGTGATAAGCGACATGACTTGCGTAAGGCTTGCGGGATAACTCGAACGACGGGGAGAGGATCGGAAGTAGGCGGTTAAGGGATTAGAAGAATGGCCTTGTCGGGGTTCGATTCCCCGACCGCTACAATCAGTCAAAGTAAATCCCCGAAAGCGGAAGTGACTGAGCCGCTAACGGGGATATAATTAGTAATTCAAACAAAATTAAAACAAAGGTATGAAAGATTTATCATTAAACAAAGAGAGTAACGAGAATGAGATCAAACGCTATTTTAAGGCGATATTGAAGTTATCCCAATCTGAAAATGAGTTTCCTGTTAACTTGGATGATGTATGGCCTCTTATTTATGAAAGAAGGGATAGTGCAGTTAAGGCTTTAGTCCGTGATTTTATTGAAAAAGAAGATTATCAGCCGGTCCGCCGAAAAGCGGAGCGGTCTTCTGATGGGAAATTTATAGGAGCGGATAGAGTTGACTATCTTTTGACCGTTTCCTGTCTCGAGTATTTTATAGTTAAGAAAGTCCGTCCCGTCTTCGAAGTTTACCGGCAAGTGTTTCATAAGGCTGCTTCTTCACTTCCTCCGGCAAGGAAGAAATCGGCAGGATTGACCTCGAAGGTAAAAGCGTCTATCATGTGGGTAGAAGGGATAAGCAAAAGCTTGAATTTGAATGACGCTTCTAAATTGAGATTGTTCGAGCAGGTTGCGGAACCTCTAGGTCTTCCGACTCCGGATTATGTCAAGAGTTTAGGCATCCTTCTATCAGCGTCAACGTTGTTGAAAAGACTTGGCTTATCTATTAGCGCACGTGATTTCAATCTCAAGATGATAGAACATGACATGATGAAGGAGAAGGAGCGTCCTTCTTCGAACAAAGGATTAAAGAAATTCAAGACGATTGTAGGGGATGGTCTTAAATATGGTGAGAACTCTATCAATCCGAATAACCAAAAGGAGACACAGCCGTTATACTATGAGGAAAAGTTCATGGAGCTTATTCGATTGTTAGGAATTGCTTAATCAGATTTGAATGTGACTTTACGAATTATTGAGGTACGATATAAAGGCGTACGGCCAAGACTTTAACCTATTGTGACTTGAAAATAATTGTGAAATATTAAAAGATTGATTGAATATGAAAGAGAATGAGATTACAGATAAAGAGACCATCTTCAAACTGCTTGATTTTTATAGGAGTGAGATTGTTAATCTTAGCGGAAGTTTTAACATGTTGTTTGACGAGGTGCTAAAGATAAAACGTGATATAAGAGAGTTGAAAGGAGCAAAGCTCCCAGCTAAGGCCACGATGATACCATTGAAAGGAGGCCTATATGGAAAGTAATATAAAGCGACTGGATAGCCTCCATGATGATTGACTCTGGATAATAAGGGTGGAGGGGGATTGCCTCCGGACCTTATTCATTACCTGCTTGTCTCTCTCATAATAAATATTGAATTATTCTTCGTTTTTCAAGGTGAGGATATTGGACGTTGGATTATTATGGGTATATTTGCGAAGAGCCAGAGAGCCGTACCGGAGACGTATTTGTCCCCGGGCGGCTCTTATTATTTATACGCGTATGATAAAAGCTGTATTATTGATAGGAGGGAAGAGGTACGACGTGACCGAGCACCTCAAGAACTGGGAGGACGTGGAGATATCGGCGAAAAGGAAGGATCTTGGCGGTGTCGTTCGCTCCTTCTCGAACAAGTTCGAGTTCGTGAAGGGGGCATACGACCTTCTGGAGGCCGAGTATCTGTCCAATTATACTAAAGCCTCGGCCATATTGGTAATTGGGGTGTTGAACGATAGCTGGGGATATAACGAGAAGTTTCGTTGCAAGCTCGATTTCTCCACGTACCATAGCGATGGGTATACGATATCCATAAACGCCATTGACGATAGCGTAGCGTCTATCATCAACGCCAACAAGTCGCAGGTATACGATATCCCGGTGTCGGAGCTAAAGGAGGATACATTGTATTATGACAGGATCTATCTTAACAACAATACGAAATGGTCCATAAATCCAAATGTGGATCAAACGCAAGATGACGTATATGAGGTTATCATAAATACAAAAGACATATATACGCTATTGCCAATAACTTATATAGATACAAATTTTGCCGTAAAGAACATAATAGATGTGTCAGATCAAATATTGAGTATCCATGAGGCTACTGGCGACAATTATATGATAAAAGGGATTACGCCACATCCTATAAAAATAAGAATTTCCTTCAGTATCAAAGCTGGTAAGACAAGTGAGGAGATCGTATTGGCTTTGTTTTTTGTTATACTAAACAAGGGAGGGGATATTTTACGAGAAGAAAGGACTTACATACCATTATCGGATACATATATAAATATAGATAAGACATTTGACATATCATTAAATCCGGATGATAGATTTGCCGTTTATTTCAACTCGGCGGGAGGTCATAGCACTGATATTCATTTGACAATTAAGGATGTAAAAGAGATATCTGTATCTTATATAGGTCGAAATAAACCGGTAGAAATAGACGCTTTCTCCCCTAAAAAACTGCTATCCTCGTTATTGTCAAGGATGGGCGTGTCATTGTCCGGCGATATCGTCTCCGGTTCCATGCCCATACCTTGGATGATGGCCGCTGAGAGCGTGAGAGGAATAAAGGACGCGAAGGTCCATACGTCCTTCTCCAAGTTCTGTGATTTCGCCAAGGCGTTGATGGGGTATGATTACGAGATACTTGATAATAGCGTGCGTTTCCGACATATGAATGATTTCTTCGTCAATGAGACGAAAGAATTGGATCACGTGAGCAATATGGAGCTATCCGTGGATGAGTCGTTGATATACTCTGGGGTTGAAATTGGATTCGATAAGCAGGACTATGATGAGATAAACGGGCGTGACGAGTTTCACTTCAAGAGCAGTTTCAGCACGGGATTGGACATAAAGGACAACATATTGTCATTGATAAGCCCGTACAGGGCAGATTGCTACGGATTGGAGTTCCTCGCTAAAGAGCGTGACGAGGAATCGAAGGATACGGATTCCGACAATGACATATTTATTGTCCACACTAGGAAAGATGGGGATAGGTTAGTTCTGGTAAGAGAAGAGAATGGGGGAGCTATATATGCCGTGACGGGAGTATTGTTCCCCGACACTATCTTTAACGCCTCCTACTCGCCGAGAAATATGCTTCTCGTCAATAAGGAAAGGCTCGGGATATGCACGGATTACATGTCTTTCACGGCCTCGGACGGAAACTCCTCGATATCGATAGGAGGCGTATCGGAGACCCTCCCTATATCCCTGCCGGTTAACGACCGGAGGATTAGGATTGATAAGGTGTCCTTGGAGACCCCGGGGTTATCCCCGTTCCCGGGGAATTACAGGGGCAAATTATCATTCTCGTACGCCGGGAGATCGTACGAGGGCTGGGTTAGCGAGATAACGGAGAAGATTGGTAAACCCCAAACTACAACCTATTCGCTGATATTGTCTAAAATTACATGAATTTGTTTTGACAATTGATCCTTATCCCCTATATTTGTAGGACATAACAAAAAAAGAAATTAGAGCCTGAGAGCCATACCCGGCGGGAGTCGTATCCTGCGGGGTATGGCTCTTTTGGCGTTTATAGGCGTATGATAAACGTGAGCAAGATATCACCATTGCTTTTTGACGTGGGCTATAACGGCATCGAGATGGAGCGTGAGTATATACAACGCTTCTCTGATGCCGAGAATATAACCGTGCAATGCGTAGTATCCCCTTCCACCACTTTGTCAATGAAACTGCAAAACCTATGTTCTGGCGTGATATCTACGTTATCTCCTGTGTCGCATGATATCAATGACTCTAACAAGCTGCTTGAGTTTATCATCCCGCCCGGCAATAGTGTGTATCGTGCGACAATTACCGGAAGCGGCGATCATTCAAGCAGCGTACCATTCCGTTTCTGCGGCCAAGACGAGCTATCGGATATGGTTAAGATGTCATATACAAACCGAGATAATATAACATCGTTCGGGGCCGTGTTCAAGGTCGGTAGTTCCCAAAGGGTATTCAGCCTGTGGATAGAGGGGGGATTCAAGTCGGATGGGCATTCATTAAACGTTAGCAACGAGCAATTCAGGACACAGGGACAAGAGATCGTAGAGCTTTACGCCGTTCCGTATCAGGTGGACACGCTCACGATAGGGGATAACGAGGGTGTACCTTTCGAGATGGCCCGATTGATCAATAACATATTTTGCCTTTCGGACGTGAGAATAAACGGCGTTAGGTATGTCCGTAGCGAGTCTAGCGTGCCCGAGAGACAGGTGATAGCTGAGAGATATCCGCTGTTTAATTACACGATGAATATAGAGAATGCCGAGAACGTATCTTATAATGGGTTCACGGAGCAGGATGATGGGTCATGGGTGACAGGAACGATAAGCGTTAATGTCGATAACGCCAAGGATGGTCAGGTCTTGGTGTATGATGATTCCGTTGGAGCGTTTGTTAATCAGTCAAATTTGGATTCTTTATGAGCAAGAAAAAATTAACCAAACATATATGGTATGGATCTGATACCGTAAATGAGAACGGTAAGCTGCAAGCGGCTCCTCCTCCAAAAGCCGTGGATGACGGAACGGAGGAATGGCACCTGTCCGGTATAACGAGAGGCGAGCTTTACCTTAACGATTACGAGGAAGATCCTTCTTTATTCGTCTTATGCAGGGATGGTAAAATCAGAAAGATAAGCGGAGAGGGAAACGGAAATAAAGCCCCTTTATATTGGAAACTTGTTGACAAGGACAGCGACGGCAACCCCCTCCCGGAGGATAAGTGGTACATCCTAACGGACTACCCCGCCAAATCGGTAGGGGACGTTGTCGCTTACGCTACAGGTTCCGGCGACATCGTCCTCCCCATCGCCGGCAACGGGGTATTGGGAGCGATAAAGCTTCCGTCCGGTGGTGATAGCGCGCTTGTCATAGACAAAGATGGTACCTTGCGTATCAATGAGGGTATGATCGGCGGCAAGGGTAAGATCTATTACGCTGGAGCGGGCTTGCAATTATTGAACCAACCTGACACGGAGGACACGCAGAACCAGTTCGCCGTGAAATTCGGTAACGCCAAGGGCACCGTGCTGGAAGGAGACAAGCTATACGCCGCCACATGGTGGGGGCAGAAACTCAACTCCAACGGGATAGCTACCGGAGCGATGACAGGCGTGCCGAGCATCAACGGCCTTATACACCTTAACAGCGACAAGACGTTTGACGTGGCCAAGGATAAATCGGCGCAATGGGTCCGTTTCTCGGGCGGGAACTCGATTAACGGGATGACAGGCACGAACGCCGTGCTGTCCAACCTATATCTCAATTATAAGGACGCTAGCCATTATGTCAAGGTGGACGCCAATGATAACGTCTTGGCGACCGGTGATGTGGTTGCCTACGCAACCGGTAATTATGATATAGTAAGCCCTATAGCCGGTACCGGGGCGTTAGGCATGGTCAAGGTTGGGAGCGGTCTTAATATAGCTACGGATGGAACGCTGAGCGTGGCGGGTGATATCGGTGGTAGCGTGTCCGGCATAACGAAAACAGGAGGCGGGAACGCCCTTACGGATGTCGAGTTGACGAACGATAATAAGATTATAGCCTTTACCAAGGGACTCACGTTCTGGCATAAGGATAATGACGGGGCTGGATCGGGATTGGACGCTGATCTATTAGATGGTAAGCATGCCTCTAATTTTTTGTTTAGAGACGCTAAAACTAATACAATAGATTTAAATACAGATTTTAACAATAATGCGTTAGGCGCTGGTATTACGATTATAAATACTAAAGGCAGCGAAACCGCTAGCTCTAATTTACCTTATGATCAAGATGGAATGCTATTATATTCATCCGGATTAAATGGCCGTCCGATGCAAATATATGGTACATATGTTGCTAATAGATGGTTCGCTAGAGGATCAAATACGTATGCCGCAGGTGCGTTTACGGCGTGGCGGGAGTTCGCTTTCACTGATAGCAACGTTTCTTCCGCTACCAAACTTCAAACCACTAGAACGATTTGGGGCCAAAACTTCAACGGGACACAGAACGTATCTGGTAATATGACCGGGGTAGGGAATATAACTATGTCCGGTAATATATATATGAATAACGCAAGAAATATATATGCCAAAAACACAGATGGGAGTGATATGCCAATATTTTATACTAACTCATACAATGAATTAGTTATTGGCACGGGTAACGCACAAAAAACCGCTAATACTTACTTATCTGGTTACAGCATTACATTTAGAACATCTACTAGTCTAAATGAAAGAATGAAAATTATGTCTAATGGTAACGTTGGTATAGGCACTAGTACCCCACAAGCAAAATTAGATATAAAAGGGTTGCAAGATTTAATTCACTTGCAAGCAGAAGCGGACGGAAAATCTGAATATAATTATATCAGAGCATATAACACAGATTACGATTCTTCTTTTAGATTAGTTGAAGCCTCAAATAAAATATTATGGTTCCAATATGGCAAAGGCGGTAGTAATCAATTGTACGGTGTCAATATAAGCGGGATGAGTGCCGAGGCCATAAAAGAATTTAGGGTGAAAGCGAAAGACTCTTTTTTTGAAGGCAATGCAAAGGCTAGTGGCGATGTTGTCGCTTATGCCACGGGTTCCGGAGACATAGTCCTTCCCATAGCAGGGACAAACTCACTTGGGGCGGTGAAGATCGGGTCTGGCATATCGGTATCGTCTGATGGAACTATATCAGTCTCTGGAACCGGTACCATCGGGGGCATATCGGTTAACGGAAGCGGCAATGTGCTTACAAACGCCACGCTCAGCTCTGACAAGAAGATAATAACGTTTACCAAGGATTTGACGGCGTTGACCACGGCGAATTACGCCGCTACGCTCGACAGTAAGTACGTGAAGAAAGCAGGGGATACCATGAGCGGAGCGTTAACTATAGCTTCTGATACGATAAACAGTCTGTTGATCCTTAAATCAACTGTTAGTAATGACAAAAGCAAGGCCGCAGGTATAAAATTTACCGCCTCACAAGACGCAACACAAAACGTTGTGTTAAGACACGAGTATTATGATTTGTTTATGGCTGGATATGGGTTCGCTATAAGCAAGGAAAATATTTTAGAAGGCAGCGACCCAAATATGTTTTTGTACAACACAGGTCGCTATGTATCCAGAGTTGCCACGGGAACTAAACCTATTGATGTGGTTTCTACCACGTTATGCAATAACCTTAACGCTGATATGTTGGATGGGTATCATAGGAGTAATTTATATAATACTACCTCTGATTGGTTTGCGTCTAGTTCTGCTAGGTATAGAGAGATAACGGTAACAAATGATTATAACACATTCTATCCTGTAGTATTGGAAGTTGCAGCCATTACCAATGGAATCCCATATACAATAGGTGTAGGTAAATCGTTAGGTTCAACATCAAATCCGAATTGGTCTGGCAACCATAGTAATAAAACTAGTAGTATAAATTATATAGGTGTTGGTAGAATAGGCCCTTGGGATGGCAATGCGAACTTTTTTGTTACATTATGCAATCTACAACCATATGCCAATTTATTGAAAAAAGTAGAAGTTCCGGGAAATGATAAAAATATCATTGTATTTTGGCTAAGAGGTGGAACCGCTACTTATAGAATATATTCCAGTGCTGGAATAAAAAGTATAAATATTTACTATGCTAGAACTAATGCTGGAAGTACTACCGCTGGTCATGAATATTATGTACAGCCTATAGCGCTGTCAAGTTATAGTAACAATGGGGATTATGGTAAAGATTCCAAAATAACAGCGACTAGTTTTAATGGATCATTAATCGGTAACGCTAGTACCGCCACAAAGCTCCAAACAGCCAGAACCATTTGGGGTAAATCCTTTAATGGTACGGCAGACATTTCCGGTGATTTGAACAACGTTGGTAATATCAATTCGACTAATAGCGTTTTTCTAATAAACAAAGGTGGAAAATACATAATAAACTCATTAGACTCAGGCCAGCTTAATATAAACGCCTATGATGCTCATCTTATACTATTCGGCTATAGAGGTACATCAGGCTATAGTTTTTATGCTGGAACCGGAGCTGGAGACGCGGTAGGATCGGAAATAGGATATTGGAATAATAGTAGTTTTAACATAAGAACGAATATCGTTGGTAGACACATATATCCTAGTACGAATAACACTTATGATCTAGGTATAAGTTCGGCTAGATGGAGAAAGCTTTTCTTGTCCGGGATAAACGGGAGTTGGATAAACGGCAAAACAGATGGGGCTATAATGGTAGATTCCACTAATAACTCAACATCCACTTATTTTCCGTTATATCGATGGAAATCATATACTGGCAGGGTATTCAACTTAGGAGCTTTTCAGGGCACAGATACGAGTAGTTATTTCGGGTTCTTTATGTTCGATAAGGATCGGACAGCTAACGGAGTCGACGCACAATTCTATATGCAAGCGTCTGGTGACATGAAAGGAACCGGAAGCCTGCGTATGAGTGGCGATGTCGTGGCATATTCCACCGGCAACGCTCCATCCCCGTTTAAATACTGGTATCCATCCGTTGATACAAACGGAAACCTTAGTTGGACTAACAGCACGTCAACGACTACTCCAACCACGAGGAACATCCGGGGGCCTAAAGGGGATACGGGGGCGAAAGGAGCCACCGGGGCTACAGGGCCACAAGGGCCTAAAGGTGCTACCGGGGCAACTGGGCCGCAAGGCCCGGCCGGGCCTTCATTCTCTGGATATCTTAATGGCGGATTCACGTCCAATGGGGTACAGCTGGCCTTTAGGTCTACGTATGGAGGATATTATTGCAACTGGAATCATGGCGGGAATACTATGACTATATCCATCACCCAATCCGGGACAAACTGGGCCAAGGGGTTCAGCTTCGCCGATAGTGGTAACGCTACCGCCAATGGTGGTAGCTGGATAAGCAACTCAGACATGAGAAGAAAAACATATCTGAGCGATTTTAACATAGATCTCCATTCGCTGATACCCGTGAAATTATTTTATTATTTCATGAATGACGATAAGGATAAGGTAAGGCAAGTCGGGCTGTCCGCTCAGCAGATGCTCGGGATATTACCTATAATGGTTACGGGTAAAGGTACTGGCGTTAATAATGATTGGTATGGGTATGACTATGGGAAGACTGGATGCCTGTTGTCGATCAAGTCCATCCAGACATTCCTTCCGTTTATGGATGATACTAATAAGTGGATAGGATCTACAAAGTCATGGATGACCGACAAGGACAAGCGTATAGCGGACCTTGAGGAAGAGGTGAGATCGTTAAGAAAGGAGTTGAACAATTTAAAAGCGGCGTAAAATGGCAAGATATTTGTTACCTACAACGGATTTAAGCGTAATGCATGTCCGCAATATATTGAGCTATCCAAGTACGGATGTAGGCACACTATGTGGAGGTGTGGCAGCAGCGGCCGCTAAGATAAATAAGTGGTCTAAGAAAAAGCCGGTAAGATATACGGCAGATAACATTGATGGAATAACATATTGGTGGAAAGCCAATGATGGGAAGTGCGGTTTGTCTTTCCCTATATATACGTCCCCCGGCGCGATAGGTAACACTGGTTCTTTTCTTTATCAGTTGGTTAATCAACTGGACAAATGGGACTATGCCCCACCAAGAGGCGGATCCGTTGAGCCCTTCAGGCTCGGCGATTTCAGGGGATATTACCATGACGCTATTATTCCGGTAGGAACATCTGGACAGGAAGACTACTACATTTCTGTAAATAGCACCATACAGATAGATTTTGATTTGGCTGTACCTTCCGGAGATCCTGATAACCTAACACTATCAGACCTTGTGATATCCGGGACTCCGCTATCAGACTATTATATAGGTGTTGTGTTATACAAGAACAGCACTACGTATATGATAGGAACAAGTTCCAATAAGATGGGAACTGGTAGCGTATCAACTGTAATATCTGGCATAACGCAATCGCACGTTGGAGTATGGACAGTTTACACTTTTTTATCTAAAGCATCATTTAGCACTGGGGGAAGTATACCGGCTAGCAAGTTTATTTGTTTTCCGTTACCACCGCTGAAAATAAATATCAAGGGAACTGGTACGATTGTCCAGATTTATTGCATCGGTAACTGGACAAGCTCGGCAAGAAATAAGGTCAGCTTTACGATCACGGTTGATAATACGGGCTCAGGGCAGGTTACGCTCACTAATGTGAGGGCGATATTCGTAAGAACTAAGGGCACGGCAGACCCTGAGTCATCTGGTGAGACGGTAGCGACTTATAATTACCCGAACGCCATAACGGTCCCGGGCAAGCAAAAGGTAACGGTCGGCCCATTCGAGCAATCGATCACGTATGCGAGTGGATATACCTATTGGATCGCAGGACAGGCCAATTTAGCCAATTTGAAGACTAGCTATATACCTATAGAGGATGTGGCAGAACCGTAATATTAAATATTAAATACATGGAAGATAGAATATTGATAATTAAAGGAAATTTGGAATGTAAATCTCTGGTATATAGAGGTTTATATGGATATGGGGGGGTAAAAAGCAACATCCCTTTAAGTGAGATCTCGAATGAGTTTATTAACAAAGCTATAATAATAGAAGGTAATGTTAGTGTTGAGTCAGATCTATGTGTTGATTATCTACTTATCGTCACTGGCGATATTATCATGTGGGGAGGGCTTTGGAATGGCTAGTCTACCGTCTAATGATATATCAATAATGTTGGTGCGGAATGCATTAAATTGCCCAAGCACTGATCTTGGTACATTATGTGCCAAGGCAAAATCTGGTGGTAAAGGCGGGTATGCTTTTGAGATAGTAGAAAATGGCTACACGCAAGTCCATGGAAGAAATATTATTGATTCTGAAGGTTTACCTTCTTCTTACCCGTATTGGAATATATGGTGCAATAATTCCCCGGGCCAGTGGAAATTGGTTGATAGCCCATCTAAGCCTGTACGCTTTGAGCTAAAAAGAGATTCCTCTAATAAATATATTTTTAGTCTTGGGGGCTTCAGGGGGCACAATACCGACGCTTCAGTACCAATAATGCCAAATATAAAAAAGACGTTTGTACGGCACGGTACGTTGCCTATAAACACAGATATAGAACTCAAAGCCAATCTTGGAGATTACGATTGGTCTAAGATTAGCGGGGTAAATGGGTGCCAACTTTTTGTATACGATGGCAACTCGGTATATTCTAGATCGGAAGTCAAGGCAATAACCCGTAATTCGCTTATGAGTATGGGAAAAATTCCGTTGATGATAAACACTACAAGTACATATACTAAAAAATATACTATTAAAATGGCTTTAGGTACTGCCGCTGGTATAGGCACGCCAACGGTTGATTTTAATATGCTTGGGGTATTGCCTGTATTCGGGGAGTTATCTATTACTGTCGCAGATGCTTCTCCGGCATATATAGCCGATGTGTATATAGAAAACTTTGCGCATGCTTTCCGTTTAACCGATGTCATAAATGAAAATCATGTCAACGGTACATACACAGGTCTAGGTGGTATAAGCGCTGATAACAGAAGGCTTGTTAGACTAAGATATGAGAAAGTAAGCAACGCTGATAATTCAATATTGGAGACTATAAACGTAACATCTGCTTTTAAGCCTACAGAAAGACCTCCTATGTTATCTGTATATCATGTCGGTGATACGGAGTCTTTTTATTTTGACCAGAATAGAATGTATAACTCACAAGGAACGCATATAGTTGTAACATTTTTTTATGAATAAACATTTTAAAAACTAAAGATTATGACAATCAAAGAAGTAAGGACAGAGAGCGTAACGAAGCTGATAGATGGTACCGGAGATATCATTGACATCAAGGAAAGCCGTGTCACGATCACCAGCGAGAACAAGGTGTCCGAGGCAAACGGGCAAGTTTATAACAAGCAAGCCGGTTATATCGGAAGTTTTAATTATGGACGTAGAACCGGAATCAATGTCGATGTTAGTGCGGGGGATTTTAATGCTTTGCAAATCGGAGGAGAAGTCCTTAAATACATCGACGCAATCGAGAACCAAGTATCGGTGGTGATGGATTAATTGATTTTCCCGGCCGTGTCATTTTGATGCGGCCGGGCTTACAAGTTGGATTATAACATAAAAAACATAGATCATGAAAAAGAAAGAAGCGATTGAATTGTACAAAGTATTGAACACATGCAAACTGACAGGGATGCTGTCACCCTCAAAGATGGCCGTATTAAACAACCTCAGAAAATTGCGCCCAGTGTCGGAGACATATGAGGCCGATGTTAAAGATGCCATTGAGAGGATTAAGCCGGAGGGATTTGACGACCTGATGAAAAAGGTTCGTGAACATAACGATGCCGTTAATAGCGGTAATAAACCCACCATGTCTGGAGAGGAATTGAAGGAAGCGTCCTCTGTCATCGGGGAATACAACAAGGAAGTCAATGATTTTGTCGAGAAGATCCTTGATGAGGATGCCGGGATTGTGCTGGAGAAGCTTAACGGCGTAAATTTCGAGAAATTTATGGATGCTAATGATATAGAAGCCGGTCAACTGGAGATTATCTATACCCATCTATCTAATTGACAAGCATGGGAGAAAGGAACGTATTGATGGCATCTACTACCGTTATCCTATCTCCGCTTGTTGAGTTTTACGACAAGATGCTCCCTTGGATAATGCTAGCTGCGGTACTGATCGTTGTAGATTGCCGCTTTGGGGTAAAGGCGGCGGTCGTGCGAAAAGAGAAAATACGCATATCCCGCATGTGGAGGAGATCGCTGAACAAACTTGTGGATTACGTCTGTTGGGTTACCTTGGCCGGACTATGCACGCAATCGTTCGGAGCGGCGTTGGGCGTACCTATCGTGTCTGTGGGACTTTTGTTCGTAGTGTACGGGATAGAGATAAGCTCGTGCGTTAACAACTACTTTGAGTACAAGGGGATACACAAAAGGCTGAACTTTTGGAGGCTGGTGAACCGCCCAGAGATAGAGGAGGCATTGGAAGACACAAACAAAGAAGGACAATGATTATGAGAAAGGAAACAAAACTGCCAAGAGGGTTGCGTCTATGCAACCCGGGAAACATCAGAAAGAATAGCGATGTCTTCCAAGGAGAGAAGACAAGCTCAGACAAGTCATTTAAACAATTCGAAACGATGGCTTATGGCTATCGGGCCATGTTCCGGATCTTGCGTAACTACCATAACAACTATAAGTTGGACACGATCCGCAAGATGATCGGTCGCTGGGCGCCGGAAAACGAGAATGATACGGACGCTTACATTAAGGCCGTGTCCGATTACGCCGGTATCCCTGCTGATGATCCTATCAACATCAACGATCGTGAGCAGATGATCCGGATCGTGGCCGGGATGAGCAAGGTGGAGAACGGAAGAGAGGCTGAAATGTCGGACGTTATAGCTGGATGGAATTTACTTTAATAATATAAGACCTAACGCTGTAAAGGTAAGCGTAAAATAAGATGAAAAAATATATTGGAACAAAACAGATTGAAGCAGAACCTATGACAATGGGCGAAGCGTTTGAGAAAGGATTGCTTAAAGCGGGAAGAGTACCTAACGAAAGCGAGAAGTTAAATGCTGGATATCATGTGAAGTATCAAGACGGTTACGAGTCATGGAGTCCAGCAGGGCCATTCGAGAAGGCTTATAAGGTCTGTGAGACGTTTACGGATCGTCTCCAAATAGAATTGTCCGAATTATCCGATAAACAAGAAAAGTTAGGTAAGTTTTTTGGTACGGATATGTTCAAAGGATTGTCAACGCAAAAGCAAGTATTGCTACGTGCACAATTCGGAGCGATGGAAGCTTATAGGCAAATCCTTATTGAGCGCATCCGTATTGAGGGAATCGCAAAATGAAACCTTGGGAAGCAATATTAATACTAGTGTGCTTGGTAGCCAGTTTCACGGCTGGCTACCATATCCGGGGGGATGTGACTGATAAAGTCGTGTCTAAATCCGATACCGTATTAATAACCGACACGATCCATGACAGTATCCCGTACCCGGTCTATGAGACACTGGTACAAACAATACCTGAGCCGTTCCCTGTTTATATCACGTTGGACGGCGACACGGTAAAGGAACCTGTATATGTCCCGGTGCCGATAACCAGCAAGGAGTACAAGACGGATGATTACCGGCTTTCAATTTCGGGTTACAAGCCTAATCTTGATTACATCGATGTATATCGCAAGACTGAGTATATAACCAAGACGATCACCCCCCGTAGATGGGGAATCGGCGCGATAGCCGGTTATGGGATCGGAAAGCATGGACTATCACCTTATGTAGGTATAGGAGGATTCTATAGGATCTGGTAATGAGTAATACCCATAGGGGCGGGTATTGAATAAAGCCCCTATTCCTCCAACTCTTCTACCTTCCGGAGGAAAGACATAACTCCATGTATGTTTTTCGGGGCTTGTACCTATAAAACATACGTGGAGTTATTTTGTTTAACAAAATCTATAAAAAAGTTATGAGTAAGGTAGAGGAATTTTACAGAAGGGTTATTTCTATCGCCTGTGAGGTGTGTGGGGTTGATCCTATAATGATGTTCTCATGTAAAAGAGAAAAGTACGTTGACGCACGGAATCTTGTCATAATGAATCTAACGATGAAAGGCTACACGGATACCGTGATATCGGAGCTTACGGGATTGACGAGACAGGCTGTCAATTACGTAAGGAATACTTTCCCTAGCAAATACAATCGTAGCTGGATGCTCATAACTTATCAGCAACAAATTAGCAATGAATTAGCAAAGGACTAGCAAATCATTATTTTAGAAGCAAAAGCCTTCTCTTGATTTTTGTGTCACGGTTGATATTGACCGGATTAAATATTATACGTATGGAAATAATAGAAAAGAAGGTGTACGAGGAAGGACGTGGCGGTTATGACCGCGACCGGGATCGTGGCACAAGAGAAAGAGCTAATGCGGGTCTTACGCTAGGTATCATTGGTACCGTTCTTGGCGCAGCGGCTTTGTGGGGGCGTGGGAATGGTATCGGTTCCATCTTGGGAGGAGGATCGTCTGGAGGCGCTGGATCCCCAGCTAATGTAAACATCAACGCCTATGGCGCTTCATCCGGTAGTGGATGTGTCTCTCCGACACCGTTCCAAGCATTTGAAAAGGAATGTGGTGACGTGTTAGCACTGACTAACGAGATGTGGGGGCTGAAAGTTGGCACTATGCAAGCTGCTACCGCTGCCCGTGAAGTGGATGTAGCGGAGAAATTTGGGCTTTATAAGGCTATGACAGATGCTGACTTCGGTTTGTACAAGAACAATCGAGACAATATCGACGCAGTGAACAACCGTCTTAATTCCGAAATCTTCGGGTTGTACAAATACACTCGTGACAAGGATGACGAAACACGCAAGGAATTGTGCGAGTTGAAAGCTCAGGTGGCAATAGCCAATGCTATCCGTCCGTATCAGGACAAGTTGATTCAGTGCGAAATTGATAAGGCCTTCACTGCTGGAATCAATTATACAGACAGGAAGACTTGTAAAATGGTGGAAGGTGTAGTGGTAGTTCCGAACGAGCCTACCATTACCGGATATGGCAGCTACTGTTGCTTTCGTAACAACACGGCCGCGGGCGGTGGAAGCGCAGCTTAAATCCGTTGTCCGGGGGAAAAACACGAGACGTAGAAAGTCCAACAAGTAAAAATAAGAATATGCAAGGGAATAACTTTTTCTTTAATTCAGACCCGTTACTGGGCTCGACCACTTATGATGCCCAGTATCAGGAAATCGAACGGTGGCAACAAGCGTTGGAAAATAAGAAACGCATGATGCTGCAAGCCAAGGAACAGATGTCTCAGGCTCCAGCCTCAAACCAGAGCCGTACTCCTGTATGGGATGAGATAGAATCCACCATATCCAACATGACCGATAAGGAATTCGATATTGTGACAAGCAATGAGGAGTTCATTGAAAGCCAGAATGTGGTGATGTCTATCCTACAGTCCAAGTACATGCAGATGATGCGACCGATCGTGGAGGGTTCACAAGAGGGGAAGGATGCGTTGGAGAAGCATCTGACCTTGGTAAAGAGGCTCCGTAAGTCCGCCGCTTCGGAGGTGGACAAGGAAATAAGCGATTTTCAGGAATATAAGGAAAAGTATTCCGATATGCCGTATTCCGAATATCAGAAAATGAAACGTGAAAAAAATAAGAAAAAATGACCATTGAAGATGTAAACAAATTCAAAGGTACCCTCAAAAGCGCCTTGCAAGATTGGGGAAATGCCAAGATAGACGAAATGTTGCCGAAAAGGGCGACCACGAAGGCATTCCTGAAAAACGGTTTGAATAATCTGCTGTCACGGCAGGATGCCAATCTGAACAAGTGGATAGACGGTATTTTCTTGTTTGTCGCGGATGAGGAAGGGACCATAGACAGTGATGTCATGATTGATACTTTAGTGGATATGTTCAAGGAGATGCCCAAGAAAGAATACAATCTCGGTTCACTGGACATTGTTGCCGGGGATGGCGAAGTCTTGATAAGTTTTCCGCATAATTTTCTGGTAGATATGCTTGTCGGTGATATGGGCAGCGCAAGGTTTACCGTCGAGGATATTCTTGATTTCAAGAATTACCTCATTGTTTAATTTATTATTAATTAAAGTTATGAATGAAGAGATGAGATATTTTGCAGAGGATCTTGAAGAGTTCCTCCGTAAGGGTCATAAGTTACTCAACAAGGTTGGGCAGAGCATGGGACAGCGTCGCGGCGGTGGCCAAGGCTATGGGAACAGGAATGGCCAGGGATATGGAAACCGTGAAGACGGTGGGCAATGGAGTGGAGACATGGGAGAGCGTAACAACTGGTACGACCCCCGTTTCATGTAGTTTGAAATTTGCAGGGGTGGCGGAAAGCCGTCCCTGCCATTAACGAGTAAGTAAAGTTATGTGCAGACCGGCATTGAGTAGTTATAATTATATTCCGCAAGAGATGCGTGCCTATTTACGGAATTTCGGGTATTCGTTCTCTAAGAGGGCGTGTGAGTATGCCGTCAGTCAGATGTTCCGTAAGAATCCGGCAACAGGGAAAAAAGAAAAGATAGAGCCTTTCACCAAGGACAAGGCCGAGGAAATGATGACCAAGCACGGAATAGTTCTTGAAAACAACATAGGGTATAACTTCGTGTATGCGATGAACATGGTATATGCCGACCGATGGAAGTCAAGCGTCGAGGATGAAATCCATCTTTGCAAGGCCGTAAAGGACGAGATTGACGATGTGGACGGTGCGCCTGAGAGCATATTCCGTTGTTGGATGACAAAGATGGAGGATAAGGGAATACCGATTCCTTGGGAAGAACTAATCTGATATGATTCGCCAATGCGTAAATATAATGGTGCGGGGGAAGCCGTGGAATATCACGGCTTTCTACCCTTTAACAAGGTATCATGTGAAGGAAATCATTGATGCCTTGTATTCCATTCACTGCAATAGGGAGGATTTGCGCAAGGCTTACAAGAATCTCACCAGTGGTCAGATGAACAACGGGCTTACCTTCAGCAACTACGTACTGAGGAAGACCGTGACCGTTTTCGCGAAGTCCACGTGTCCGGAACAGTACTTCAACTTGATCGCCCACGAATTGCATCATTTGTCCGTGCATATCGCCATAGCGAACGGTTTCGACCTTTCCGGTGAGGAGGTATGCTACATAAATGGAGATATAGCGCAGTCAATGCACCCTGTTTGTAAACTGTTTATCACATGAAAAGGAATATACGCATAGAGGAATTGATAGACATGGCCGACAGCCTTCCGTATATGGATTACTGCCGGCTCGTGTCGGTCTTGTATTGGAATCTATAGCCATGGGATCCCCCGGATTAGGCACTTGATGTGCCTGTTATGATTTGGTTTCTTGCGCCTTAAAGTTATAGACTGGTTTTATAACATCTATAATTTCGACAGTATCCGTAATTCCATTCATGGATTCTTGGTATTCCTTCATGCTGAGTAATTCTTTTGCCTTGTTCCGACTCATCAAACGTCCGGCCCCGTGCGGCGCTGAATAGTTCCAGTCGGGATTTCCTTTCCCGATACAGATGAGCGATCCATCACGCATATTGATAGGAATAAGTAACTTTTCTCCAAGCTCAGCACTTACAGCTCCTTTTCTAAGGATCATACGTTTAAAATCAATGTAGTTATGTATGGTTTCAAACCTACTTTCCTCTTTAAATCCCATTCCTTTGATGATAATAGCCGCCATGGTCGCACGGTTGAGCATCGCAAAGCGTTGTACTATTGCCATGTCATTAATATAGTCGTGAAAATCACTACCTGAAAGATGCGCTAGCTCTTTGTCCTTACCGGGAATAGAAATGTTCTTAATCGCTTCCTGAATATCCCTTTCCCTACCTTCTGCTTTCAATCTGGCAATAGTATTACGTACCTCAATCGCCCGATCACTTTCTGTATTTGCGGCCAAATTTTGATAGTGCTTACAAACATCGCCTCCCAGCTTTCTACTGCCAGAGTGAATAACCAAATAGTACCTATGGTTTCTTGTTGAATAGTCCACCTCTATAAAATGATTACCGCCTCCAAGCGTACCGAGTGATAGATAAGCCCTATTTAAATCTACTTGCTTCGCACATCGTAGGTTTGAAAAATCAAAATTCTCCTTTTGGGTGTCATGTATATCAAACCCATTAGGAACCATTTCCCTTATAACGGAATCCAATTTCTCACAGTCTATGGATTGATCTGCCAATTCCACGGTAAGCATACCGCAACCAATATCCACCCCAACTAAATTGGGGGTTACCTTATCGGTTATTGTCATTGTAGTACCGACAGTACATCCCTTACCTGCATGGCTATCTGGCATTATTCTAATAATTGAATTCTGATAAGCCTCATAGTTTGCGAGTCTTTTAACTTGCTCATAAGCTTCATCTTCAAATGTCTCGGCGAATACTTTCACCTCGTTTCCTGTGTCCGATTTTATAATTCTCATAAAAAATATTTTTTGCAAATAAACAATAAAAGTTTAAATAAACTCATGGTTTCTTTGATTTGATTAACTCATTAAGTATCTTGGTCGCCAATAACGGATCTTTATCCATTAAAATGTTCCATACTTTTATTCCGGGTTTCACCCTAGAATAATGATGTAGCACTATATTGTTGGCTTTATCCAGTCTTCCGGTTCCATATATCCATAACATCCCGGGATATAACCGGAAGTTTTTCATTATCTTCTTTGCTTGTCTTAATCTCATTATTTCAATTTATTTATTATTTAATGATTATATAGTCCCCGCAATCTTCAATATACTTTATTCCGGCACTATCAAGAGTATTCTCTATGTCCACTTGGCACAGGCAAGATTCCGGTATGATATTGTCATACCCTTCCGCTGGGATCATTTTCGTGATTTGCGGGAAATGATCCTCTAGTTGTTTAGGGGATTGTATTTCTACATCCCCGTCGTAAATAAGTACGCACATGTTATTAGAGGTTAAATTATAGCTGTTTGAAAATCCGGAGTATCATTTATATTGAGGCTATTCACGATATCTACTCCGCACCAGTCTTCTGGATCACCATTCTTTTCACCATCCACAGATACATAACCGATACCCTCTATCATGTTTTCTGTGCCGAATGCTGTGATGTACCATGCTATCTGCCGGAGCATATCTTCTTCGCTGGCACCGTCCTCTATCGCATCCCGATAACTTTCAAGTGAATCCTTAAATTCTTCTGATTCCGGATCGTAATTCATGCTAATGGTCGCACTGACCTCTACATCTATTTGTTTCATATTTCTTAAATTAAATTCAATAGATTTTATTTATTCCTGCCATTTTTCTCTTTTTTAGCCATTAAGGAATGTTTCTATCTTGCTGGCCAGTTTGATGAGCATATCCGATTGGAGCTCATTGAACTCCTTGCAGTGCCTCATGTCATCTTTATGCTTCTCTTCCGGAGACCGATCATCGCTTACGCTGCAATGTCCGGCGAAAGAGTTTACCGGTAAGGGCCTCATAGCTTCTATAGCTAGTTTGATCGATTTTTCTTTGATGTTTTCTTCCATGATTCGTTGTTTTTTAATTATGAGCCTTCCCATGAAGGCTCGGTTAATACTATTCCTCTAGATCGGGTATAGGCATCCACATATCACATTCATAATCTCCGTAATCTTCAAACTCAAAATTACCGGATGTTGCGACACGTGGAGGTTTCCCGGCTTCAACAACTATATAACCACTAACTATTGCCCCATTTGATACCATTCTACAAAGAACCATCTCATTTTCTTTAGGTAATCTTTCTTTAACGCTTATCCACGGGGATTGCTTTGCCTGCCATTCGGCACCGGCTTTGAAAGCTTTAAAGCTGGCGCTTCTTGCAGGTAAGCCTATTGTTATATCACTTAGCGCAAATTCCTTTGCCGCTACTTCTACTGCTTGTTCCATTTCAATATCTCTTTCCATTAAAAACTTATTGTTTAAATTCCCAAAACGAAAGCTTGCCTTTCACGCCTGTTATCGGCTTGTCAAACATTACAGGGTTTGCAAGTACCCAATTCCAAACATCCTTTTCTGCCCATGGCGATGGGTGGTTACGAACACAATCTACAATCTCAACGCTACCAATGATTGCGCTAAAATGATAATTGCTCCAATCTGTACCACTTTTTGAAATTTCTCTAAGAAACTCATCTACCTTATTACATATGGTCATAGATGCAGACCAATGATTATCGGCTTTCATTCCAGCGTGTATTAGGACACGCCCTCGGTAGCTTGTTTTCCAATTCCTATTTTCTATGTCTTTCAGTCCATAAACGATAAGGCTTGCCCAAGGCTGTTTAATAGTTATTGCTTTCATTTTTCACCTCCTTTCAGCAATTCGAGATTGTCATAAACATTACCTATTACTTTAATTTCTCTTTTATAATCAGTCCACCAGCAAGGACTAACTTGATGCCAATAACGAGTTTTAAGATCACAGTCCAAATCTGTAAGATTAGCCAAGCAATAACTCGCCCATTCATCTATGTACCTAATCAATTTAGGATATTTGCCATTCACGCTGATAATGTCCTCCTCGTAAATCTCCTTTCCGCTCTTGTCTTTTAGGCCTGTGAACTGGCCTACGGTGTCAGGATCCACGTCATAGTTTAGCTCGTTCCCTAACTTGTCAAACTCTATTATCGAGGTGCATCCGCTCGGATAGGTTATCAATGACCCGTAACGCCACGGATTATCGTTCTCAATGTCTTTCCCCCTGAATTTAATCTCACGCATTTAATCCTCCTTTCTCTGTTAAATATTTCTTATTCAAGTGACCTCTCTTGATAAGCCATTATATAGCGTCAACCACATTGTCCATCAGATTCTCTTTATCGAAGGATTTTGCGCAATTGTAAGTATTGTCACCTTCCCCGTCCTCCTGATCATATAATCAACAACGTCCTTTACGGTAAGGCATCGTCCGGGATCATCATCAGGGATCGATATGCCAAACTCTCTCTCTAAATCCATAAGTAGCTCTACCTCGTCAAGACTGTCCATCCATAGATCATCCTCCAGCTTGGATTCCATCGTAAGTGGCGTATCTTTGTGAAAAAGTCTACTCTCTATGATCTCAAATACTTTGTTCTTTATAGTTTCTTTTTCCATTTTCATGATCGTTTTATTTATTATTGAAACATTGATGTCTGTATTATCTTTTTACCACTAGGTAATATGATTTCACCGAGGCATTCTTCCTTAAACCTTTTATCTTGGGCATTGAAATATTCCTTGTCTATCTCGGTTGCGTAAAAATCAAAACCCATTTTGTAGGCGGCTATACGGCTGCTTCCGCTCCCCAAATGAGAGTCATAAATTTTGTCACCGGGATTGGCGTAATTTTTCAAAATCCATAAATACAATGAGAGCGGTTTTTGGTGTGGATGTATCTTTCTCTTTCCGGTCTCATGTCCCATCCTATATCCATCCCACGGAATGGAGACAAGATTGCATGGGATTTTTTTTGACACGTAGGCTATCTCACATTTCGAGTATTTAAACACATCGTTATTGTTGCTCATCTTATCCCAAACAATCAAATAGTTGGTATTTCCTAGATATTGGGTGTAATAATTATATCCCCATATGATCTGATCCTTGCTAATTCTTTTTAACTCATCGAAGTATGACGCATCCTTGATAGGGCTATTCTTATAGGATGTATCCTTGAATTTATACCCATTATTCCTTTTCTTCCAGTCCTCTCCTATACCATACGGTGGATCAACGATAGCTAGATCAAAGAATTTATCAGGAATGCTTCTCATAAAGTCCATACAATCCTCGTTGTAAACTTCGCTTATAGCCATAATATTTGATTTTTATTTGCTCTCATCATAGATGAGGATTGATCATTCTTTGGTAATAAGTCATCTATGTATGCCCATCTCTTTACGGGCATCTTTCCACACAGATCGTTATAGCCCTTTTCACTCATGCATGGTCCGCCGATAAGTATAGCTCCACTCTCAAACTCGATCAATATGATATTCCCTTTGGCGGGGAATACTTTTCCCTCATTCCATGCAGAGTCTATACGCCAATTAGCGCCATTCTTAAACGCTTCGTGCATAGCGATTACATGAGGCCCATTATATCCTAATGCTTTACATGAGTATTTTGCCGCTGCTTTTTCGATATCTTCTTCCTTCATGTGTTAATTATTTTGAGTTTTTTATTACGATCGCTCGTGTTTCTATAGATGTGCCACTTTCTTTAAATTCTCCACCATTGATTACATATACATTTGCATTCAAATCTTTCAGCCATTGACGGAAATCGGCACAAACTGTTTCTTTTGCTATTTCCCAATGAACACTTGTGATGGATGCGAGTGTACCGCCATTCTCAAGCAAATCAAACATCATGCGTACATGTTTAATGTCTTGGTTTCCACTGAACGGAGGGTTCGCTATAATCTTTGTGTACTTCTTGTTATCGCCTTTCGTGAAATCATCGCCAATAATATTGGTATTTTCCATACTAGATAGAAATTGCTTGTTCTCTGGCATCAACTCATAACAATCTACCATGACAGATGGACACGATCGATGTATGGCTTTTACCAAAGCGCCACGTCCTGCGCTTGGCTCCAATACGGTGTCCGTCTCTTCAATGCCTCCAGCGATCATGACCAGCCAGTCGGCGACATCTTTTGGGGTCTCAAAGAATTGATAGTCCTGTTTGAGATTACATCGCTTGCCTTCATGAAGGACTGAGAATACACGAGTCGCGTCAAACGGAAAAGTGAATCCTTGCACTTTTCCGCCGGTCCATGTCCCCCCAGCCTCTTCTATCCATTTCTTTGCCTCAAAATAGGATTTCTTGTTGAATTGGACGGAAGGAAGCTTCAGTACGTTATCTTCGAGCGTACAGTGTCTTAGTATTTCCTCTACGTTCCATTTGCTTCCATTGTCGGCTTTCTTCGCTTTCCGGTCGGCAAGTTCTTCGCAACCCAATAACCTATTTAGTGACGTCTGTACCTTTACCGATATGTCAGCCATGTGCGACATCCATTGAAGGATGGCTGTCATAAATTCTAAATCAACGTGGCCGGTTTCGTCATAGATAGTTTCCTTGTCTATGAGTTCTGGTAAATTGTCCAAGAACATGAAACTACCATGTAACGCTTCTATTAAACTCTTTTTTCTGTTCCTCATAACTCTTTTGTAAATAAATTCGTGTAGTATCTATATTCTCATGTCCCATTAGGTCCGCAAGTTGAATCACGTCTTTGTTCTTTTCTAGAAACATTTTTGCGAAGAAATGCCGAAAGGCATGTGCGTGCATCTTTTTCTTGTCGATTCCACATTTCTTTCCCCATGCTTTCAACTTTTGGTCAAACCCCCTTGTCGAGATACGACCATATTTTCCAATGGCGATATATCCGTTTTTCCCGGTATCTTTTACATATGCCTTTACTTCTTCTCGCAATTGCTTGCTAAAAAAGAACCGCCTGTATTTATTCCCTTTCCCTTTGAGAGTGACCTCCCCATTAAGTATATCCTCCCATTTGAGTTGAAGGAACTCAGATATACGAGCACCTGTAGATGCGAGTATCCTGATGAAATAATATCCATCCTTGTTCGGTTGCGCTTTCAAGTATTCCAAGAGTCTTTCGTATTCCCCTTTGGTAGGGATGTTATCAGTTTCCAATTTGCGGCTGAATTTAGGCCGCTTCAGCTCAATTGGTTTCTTTACGAATTTTGCGAACCTCTCAAGGGCGGTGATGCGCAACCTGATGGTTTGTGGAGCAAGACCTTCCTCCTCAAGCAAACGGACGAACCGCTTATAGTTGTCAACTGAGACCTCATTTGCATATTCGAAATACTTCCTGACCGCAAACACGTACGTGTCTAGAGTATGCGAGGAATAATCTTCCTCTTGTGTGAGATAGTATATGAAATCGTTTATCAGCTTTTTATTCCTCTCACTTATCTTACTCAGCTTTTCCAGCGGTTTGACTGTTTCCATTCTCTTTTTTCTTGAGGTGTTTTTCCCTATAGCCCACAAGAAGTCGCACAGAGCCTCCTTTGTTAATGGATCGTCAATTACCAGTATTGCGTTTTTCCTCATATACTGTTTATACCCTGTTACGCTTACAGGATATTCACTGTCAAGGAATCTTTTTACGATCTTTATATATCTCCCTATGTAATCATAGCTCTTATTCGTAGAAGGAGAGTACAAGTAATCTAGATACGATTGGAATGCCTGTTGTTTATCCATTATTATTTTTTTATCTTACCCATCATAGATGAATGCAGCATTCAACTATGATGAATGAATTGATGCCTCTATCGCCTTGAATATCTCAAATGCTACTTGTGGAACTATCGCGTTTCCATAGGCTTTTATTGACTCTTGTCTCCATTTTGTGAAAGGAATGGCAAGGTAGTCCACATCAAAGGGTAACCCATCATTTCTTCTACAAACAGGGGGTTGAGTTGGGAAGTCTTTCCATCGTTCTGCTGACAATGCTGGCCAATCATTACCGGTATATTGCATAAGGCATCGTCTCTTCTTTTCCCGTTCTTCCGAACTAATCCTGTCGGTGATACCGATGGTTGATAGTCTCTCATTGTCGGAGTCGGCAAAAGTCTTGATACAGCAAGATCGTTCAACTCCATTGTCCAGCCTTGCGATATTTTCCTCCTCGATCTCCCGTCCGTTATTTTTGAGCCATGTTTGTAGCTTCTCGCCGTAGGTGTCGGTAGCATCTTTTTGTAGGCCGCCTCCGGTAATCCCTGTTGTTTGCTGTTCGGTCCCCTTCGCTTGAAATCTTGGGCTGTCGGAGTCGGATATAACATATGCTTCACCGCTCCCTCCAAACCTAGACGGCTGCTCGTGCCGTTCTGGTTCCTTATCCGGATCGTATTGTTCCTTGTCATGAATATCTCTCCTTTCCCCGAATTGAAGCCCTCTTGTGCCGTTGGAGTGGGAAGTAGACTCAAATTCATGAATTTCGTTTTTCCGTTCTTGTCGCAAACCTTCAATCCTTGTGTCTGGACGGTCGGAAGCAATGAACCATACCCTGTCCCTCCTGTGCGGGGCTCCGACACCGCAAGCTGGAATAAGAATCGGCTGGACGGAATATCCCTCACGCTCAAGATTTCGGCAGACGGTCTTGATAACGTATTCTTGCTCGAGTATCGTTTCCTTGTCAGCCTCGTCGAAAAGAGAGGCTTGACTTTCCACCGTAACCTCACTGCCGGGTTGTACCATCGATAGGATTCCAGCAACGTTCTCACCAATGACCCAAGTGGGTCGTATCTCTCGTATAGCACGGAGCATTTCCGGCCAGAGGTAACGGTCATCCTCCTGTCCTTTTCGTTGTCCTGCGACTGAAAACGGTTGACAGGGGAATCCTCCTGTGAGTACGTCAACCTTCCCTCTCCACGGAGTGAAATCAGTTCTTGTAATATCGTCATATTGAATGCTTTTTGGGAAATGAAACCTCAGTACCTTTTGGCACCACTCGTTAATCTCGCAATGGAACAGGTTCTCCCATCCCATCCATTCAGCGGCAAGGTCAAAGCCGCCAACCTAAATGCCAGAGAACAGAGATCCGTGAGTTAACCGGCCTCCTTCTCTGGCAAATATTCCTTTCTTATTTTTTTCGTTTAACATTATTCTTTACTCCTTCTTTTGATTTGTCAAATTTTCTATGGCAGCTACAGCACATTCTCCTATATCCATGTTCTACATCAGCGTAATCTCCGGTAACATTGGCCCATTCATATCTTTTAGAAGGGTCTACTGTTCCACACACCTCGCAATGCATTGGCCTGCCATACAACGATTCTACTCTTTTATGGAATGTTGCGTATGTTGCATTATCTCCAACCCATGAATTATTGTTCTTTCCTAACTGATTCCTTTTCGCAGCTTTTCTACATTTATATCCATTCCTTCGAAATGAATTGTAGATAACTTTTTGAGTAGTGCCAAGCTCATTAGCTATTTCTGTTTGCGTCATTCCTCTTTCATACATCTCTACTATCTTTTGAAAATCAATGCGATAAGTTTGAGATTTAGCCTTGCAACCAATTGAGCAATATTTAGAATTGCTAATGTAAGCCTTGTATGATTTGCCGCATACCTTACACCTTAATATCTCCATTGGTAAATATGTTTATTATTCAATGATCCATGTGTCATGTCTCTCTCGTTTCAGCAAAAACTACGCTTTCATGATCCGGCCTCAGATGGGCCATGCAAGCAGATGAGTATTCGCAGAATCTCGCTCCCTCGTCCCGGAAGACGCATCCCCTGCACGGGATCTTGTTCTGGCCGTTGTAGTACGGCCTGTACTTTTCCACGATAATTTTCATGTCTCCTACCAACACGATCAAACCGGTAGGGGTGTTCTTCAGTCTGTTTATTATTTCCATTTTCACTTGTTTAAGTATTCAAACAGGCAAAAGTCTAAAAGCTGTTTGTCCCAGTTTATCCCCTTGCCGGAATATGTCTTCTTGATTATAGTCTTATACTCATCGGCCTTTAATCCGGAATCCAAGCACGATATGTAGTCATTTACCTTGTCTATCGTGAAACTGTTTATCTTGATAATCTTAGCCTTTCCCCGTGGTTGCTGCTTGACCGAAACCGTGAGGACGTTCCCCACGCAATACTTTATCGGATCGTGCAACCTCAATGCGGTGAAATACGTGCCGTTCAACTTGTTATTCGAGTTAACGGCGAAATCTATGTTCTGATCCATGATTCTTATGTGTTTTCCGGTCTGTTGCTTGCAAGCGAAGCAATAGACCGCTACGTTACTAGTCTTCCTGTATAAGGTCATCACCTGATAGGGATGGCCGCAAGGACAGATATATGCGTATCTGCCCGGATAGAGAGTTACGGTCTTAACCATTTTTCCGCAATCTTGAAAGAATGAATTTCCCCGGCTGGGTAATCTTGCCGTTGCTTGATCTTATATCCTCCAAGGATTGCCATACAGGACTGCCTATCTCCCCATAGTTTGAGAGATCGCAAATCTTGTTGTATTCCTCCGGGGATATCTGTAATCCCGTAAGATTCCGTACCAATGCCTCATAATTCCTTTTCACGCCGTCCGAAGGCGGCGGGTCATTCCTAGAAAGATTAAAAAAACTTCCTCCTCCGCTTCCCCCCGTGGGGGATAGAGGGGGTATTTCTTTTCTATTCTTTTCTTTATTATTCTTTTCTTTGTCGGAAACTTTCGGAATTTTTGCTATTTCTTCTGGAAGTTTTGGCATTTCTTCCGGAATAAGACATATATCTTTCGGAATATCAAAGTTTGTTCGCTTGGCAATCTTGTTCATTTCAATGTATCTTATCTGAATCGCCCGTGAAGTAATTACTCTCCCGCTTGTGAACAGTCCCTTATCAAAGAGCCCGATTGCACAGCAGTATTTCACTATCTCTTCCACTTGGCTCTCTTTCAGATCCCAGTATTCGGATACGTCAAAGGCGGTACTCTCGTCCCATTCCATGTAGCAACCTTTTACTCGGTAGATCTCATTGAGGATATATGAATAAACAGCGTAGCCATTACATTTCAATTCCTTTTTCAATCGCTTAATCCGGATATCTTGGAACCTGTCTGTATCTGCCCGATAGAAGGAGAATCCGGTTTTTGCCATACTACTCTTTTATTAAAAATCAAAATCCGGAGACTCGCCGCCCTGCAAGGACTTTAGTTTCTGGTCTACAAGGTGGTTTACATCCCATATGTTTACAGGTTGTATTTGCAGGTTCTCCGCCATTTGCCTTGCTACTTCCTCGGAGACAGGATTTATAGCGTATATGGCCCCCGATGAGAGAAAGCGGGTGAAACCGGGCTGGTTACTTGTATCTGGAACGTCTACCCGAAGCATATTGGTACCGGCCACGTTCTGTTCCGTACATCTTCCCGCTATCCTTGAATGGCCGAATAACTCGACCACGCACCATAAATCAAATTTCTCTTGTTCCATATTATCTTCTCTTTTTAAAAGTGTTACAAAATCTCGTGGAGTTAGCTACCCGTCCTGCATCATGTATGATGCACCAAACGCATAGCCCCTTGTGAGGATGTCCGTTGGCGCAATCGCCACATTTCACCTTTTCTTGCTCGTCTTTCTTCTTCGCCATATCACCAAGTCTTTATTTTTATTGGTAGATCGGCGTACCACCAAGCCAGAATCGTAGCGTCACGTTGGTCTTGGTTCGTTCTCTTAGGCAAGGGACCGACTATGTAGGAGAGTTCCTCATGGGTTATCTTGCCCTCGTCCCCTTTCCAATGCTTGGTCAAAGGCTTTACCTCCTCGCAGGGAATCCCTATGTGCTCGCACATCTGGAGAAGCAATATCCCGGTTTGCTGGTTACGACCTACATACTTGGCTATCCTCTCGCCGGATTTACCCCTAGCCTTATGGTAGTTGCTTTTTTCGTTAAGCCATCCGGCCTCGACAATGACCACTATGTCTACCCCCTTGTATCTCTCTCTTGCCTCCTTTATGAAATCGACCAACACAGGGAAGGGGAGGCTCTTTAGAATTAGCTGTCTCGTTGAAGGAGACAGTACGCATATACCGGATTTATCTATGTCCGGGTCAACGGCTATCACTAAATCATGTTTTTTCTTTCCCACGAATTCCTCCTTTCTTTATCGTTTATTAGTAAGAATACGGCCAATATCAATGCGATCAGTCCTAGTATTGCGGTGATAAGGTATATGGCCATTGTCAAGTGATCTAAATTCTGTATTGTTTCCATAATTATATGTTTGTTATTCGTGGACGGTGCCGGGATCGAACCGGCCTCTTTACGTCATGCGCACTCCGTAACGTTTCATCCCGGAATACTTACCGCCCGAAATCCCCGCATATCCTCACGGACGGCGGGGATAATCATTCTAACCCAAATCTAATACCATGAAAAACACGAAACTTGCGTTATTATATCTCTATTATTACGATATCTGGAGCGATCTTTCTGATGGCATCCAGTTGCTCGTCAATCACTTTATTCTTGTATTCCTCAATGGCTTCATTTGCCCCAGCTGACACAAGGGATAGCGAAACGTCTCTTCCGTCCACATCAGCGTAAATCTCAACCTCGATTTCCTCACACGCAAAACCCTTGAAAAGTGGGATGTTCAACTTGAACGACCCCGGGAGATTGGAATCAACCACCTGCGAATAGTTATCGGTTCTGCTGCCATTCTCTTCCTTGCTTCGCTCTATGTCTTGGTTTACCTTTGCCTTGAAGTTTTTCAAGGCAGATACCAGCGTCATGTTTTCTGATTTGTCCTTGAAGAAGGCACGATGCATCTTGAAGAACTTGGATAACTTGATAGGTTCCCACTTCTTTTCCGCATTGATACCAAACTCAACCATTTCTTTGGACGGCTGTAATACTCCAGTAATACGGTTTCTATAGTAATCAGTCTCTTTGTCCACTAAAGATATTTCCATATCATCACGGTTTATCGTTATATTTGCCCGCTTTTGATCGATAAGCCCCACTCGTTTTTCGAGCCAACGCAAAGGGCTGTCAATCGTTCCTTCAATACCAACGGGAGTTGGTTCTTTCGGGTCGAGCGCTACGGGTGCTTTTCCTTCTCTCAATACTACTTCGATTGGTGCACCACTATAATCTTTCGGTACAACCACATTTAATTTGTTCTCACTCATGATTCTGTTCCTGTTTTACGATTAATATTAAAAATTGATTTCTGCATTTCTTGGGGTTGCATCCTCCGGAAATAGACAAGTTCGCCAGCACCATTATAATAATTGGCTTCCTTGTTCTCGTGATCAAGGAACTTATAGCACTTGTCCTTGATATCCTCGGATTTACGCTTGATCTGGTCAAGATATTTTGCTTTGGCCGTATTAAGCGGTTTTAGCCGTGATTTGTACGACTCCATCCAGTCCGCTTTCTCCAGTTCCAATTCGGCTATATCAATTGACGTGTCCGCTAGCTTGGTCTTGATCTCATTCAACTCGTCCTCGGTAAAAGGATGATTGTACCAGATCTCCTCGACGGCGTCGCATGAGTCCTCTAGGATTTGCGGCCTGTTTGATAAAGGCTCGTTTTGAGCGATGAATTTTTCCATATACTTTAATAATTAATGTTATACTTTTTTCTGTCATATTGTGGGATATATCCTTTGCAAGGGGTATTCCCGTCAAGTAAGGCCGATTCCGGCCTCACAGTTTCCCCATCTTTTTTAGACGGGTCTGTCCAATGCCTCTGCCGTTGATGACAGAGGCAATGCTTTTTAGAGCAAGCCTCATTGAGGCATAATATCAGTTCTTTCATCTTGGATTATTTTCTCGAGTTTCTTTAGATCCTTTTTGGCCAATCTTACGGTATCGACTATCCTTGGTCTTCCCTTGGAATCCACGCGTTCTAGGATAACCGATAGATGGCGGGACAGTGTTTTAATGAAAGACTCGGATAGCTGGTACCTTTTAGCCATGGCCGTTATTTTTTATAAAAGCCTTGAAACCTCACGATACCTAGATACTCGGGAGATTTCATCAGTCCGTCCCCCATGCCGCCCAACGTCTCGGCTCCCGGCTCGTCAAGAACAACCTTGGAGTCAATCTCCTTGGGTACACGGAAGCAAATCTGTACGGGGAAATTCACCTTAGCGTCTCCCGTGATCACGTTAACCGACGCTCTTTGCGTAGCCGCCATGATCCGGAACCCAAGCGATCGTCCCTTTTGTAGCAACATCTTCAGATTCTCCTCCAATGACTTTTCACGGCCAACCGTACGTAGTTCCATTTTAGGCTCGAGGAAACCGAAAGCGTTCTTTCGCTGGCCAACCTCGACCATTTCCTTTATGTCAAGTTCCGTTCCCGAACGGGAGGACGCTACTGCGTCGGCGAACTCATCGAACACCACCAGCGTTTTCCATGATGCCCTCGATTTAGCCCTTTCCTGCATATCCTGTACGAGCTCTTTCATCTTGGCCTCTATTTCTTCTATATCATTATAGACCTTTATGTATTTCTCGGAGGAATAATTACAGAACTCGTATTTCGGATCGAAAATTACGATGTCCCGGATACCGGCTAAGCGGGCGTATTCTATCGTGGATATGATACACACGGATTTACCGCTACCGGTAGCTCCGCAAATCAAGGCGTGAGGCGTGGAGTTGTTATCGAGATCCCACACCACGAGCCTTCCGAAGTTATCCGTTCCTATGGGAATCCTCATGCCGTCGATATACTTCTTGTCCCAGTACAAGGACTTGGTTCTTTTCTTCGGTGATTCTATGGAGAGGTAGGATTTTCCCTCATACACCATAAGCTCGTTACCCATCCTTATGGATGGCACGTCCAGCGCGTTCGCTATGTCTAGCTTGTATTTCATCACTGTCGTGATCTTTGTCCCAGCGGATACCTCTAGCAGATACGTGTCTGACGAGTACCCGTTAATCTCCTTGGCCACGTTCACGATCACCCCGAATGTCCGTAGGATATGCTCTATTTTCTCGCTGTTTGTCATATTACTATTGGATAAATCATATTGAATGAATGAGGAAGCGTTCCTCTTGAACTCGGATATTACCTTGGGGTTTACCGATCCAAGGGAAGCGTCCCGTATTTTTTTCTGTCTCTTCGATATCAATTCCTTCTTTGACTCGGGCACGTTGAAATCATCAACCTCCGCTATCAGCGTCTTGGCCCAGAAATTATAAAGCTCGGCCCTGTCCACGAAGTTGTCGCTATCGTTGATCATGTACACGTAATCCGGATCGGACACGGCCTCTATCATCCTTTTTAGCGGCTCGTACAATATGGCCTCGTAAAGCTTCCTCGTGTCGTTATCGAGATTGATCACGAATTTCTTCAACTGGGAGGAGCCGTCCTTGTTTTTCGAGATCTTGTTCTCCACGAACCATACCTCGTCAACATTCTCCCCGAAGCGGGACTCATAGCACTTGACGTAGGTCATCGCCTGTTTCCCGCAGATAAACGTTAGCTCCTCGTCATCGGTGAACTTGGCCCTTGACTTATGGTCTATGATGACCGTACGACCGCTTTCCGTCCTTATCGCCAAGTCTAGCCTAGCGTGGCAGGGCAGGGGGATGTCCACCCCGTTTACCGTTACCCATTCCTCGCACCTTAATTCCACGGCGATTATCTCCTTGATACCGGAAAGATAGATATCCTTCTCCCCGTAGAAGTTATTGATAAGCCTCGTGGCGTTCTTGGTGGCCTCGATCTTGCATTCCTCTACGGTAGGTGTCGTTTTCTGTATCTTCCAATCATTCGGGTGTACCTCCTCTATGTGTGAGAACGCTACCCTCTCCATTTCCGTGATCGGTATTATCTGCCCCTTGCGCTGTAGCTCCATGAAGAAATACTCCAAGGCCGAATGATAGGCGTTACCCGCTACCGTGCTGGAGGATGATCTGGATCTTTCCCGGTAAATCTCCCGTTTCTCGAACTCCTTCTCGTTCCGGGAGAAAGAGGCTACCTTGCTGTAACTCCAAGAGTCGATAAGGTAGTTTGATAAATGCTCCTCCAGCTCGGCGTTGGTATAGGATGAGTACTTGTTCATGGCATGTCCTCTTTGTTTTTGCCCTTAGACTGTCTCATCGCCTCCTTTTTTTGATCGACATCTTTCTTTGTCTCACGAATTGGAAGGATTAGATCGTTTACCGTGGTATCCCCGTCCTTTAACGCTTGTATGATCCCGATCAGCATGGCGATCTCGTCGGGGCCTATCTGATTGCTGGTCTGTTTGCCGCATAGCTTAATGACCTCCTCTTCCGTTATGGCGTATTCGTTCTTGAACTTGTTGATGATATTAGTTCTCGTTTTTAATATCTTGTCAGCGTCGGATAGATCCCCCGTGATGAATTTTTGGGCGGCTTGATAGACCCTGTCCACTATGGCCTTGGGGATAACGGCGAATACGGAATTGCGATAAGCTATGGAGTTGGCGGCGTTTCCCGTTACGGTAATCATGTCGTCTGAGTAACGTTTCCCCTTGCTATCCACTATGCTCCTGCGAACCTCGAACGCGGACGCTACGTTTGTCTCCAGATCCCAGCATGTACCCCTGCTGATGATCTGCTTGTCCGTTATCTGGATAACCTTGGCCTCAGTCCTGATATTACCCCAATTGGATACGATTATCTTGGCGAGGTGTACGGATGGCCCAGTAATAGGTTTCCCTCCTCTTGGCAAGGCATAACTGCATGACCTTGCCGTGTCTTGATTCATCGTGACCATTACCACGGAATTATCAATACTCCTTCTGATATCCCTAGGATATCTTTTCGCGGTCGCAACTTGTGAGTCCACGTTTGCTCTCTCAACCGCATCTACCTGTAAAATTTGTACTTCATGGCTTTCTACTGGAAGTACCTCGTAACTGCTTGATTCCATGATTATTTATTTTGAATGATTTTCTTTACCAATATAAAGTGCTGGTTTCCCAATCTCGTTGATACCGATCGTCCTCGGATTCTGTTTCCTCCTCCCCGTCGTACTCCGGTTCGCCGTCGGGGTCTTTGATGTAGATGTCTCTCATGCGATCCTCCGATAAGCAATGCCTTGGGACTATTGTATTTCTTTAAATACCCCTCCAGCTAATTTGTAATATGTATCCGCCTTTATCTTCTCCCCATCAACAAATTCCGTTTTTACGCAAACGGGGATATATCTTTGCTTTTTATCAGAATAAGACCATTCGGATAATGTTATCCATGATCCTTTTGAGGCTTTTGCTACAGAGTTAATACCTGCGCACATGATGACACAGCCTTCGCCTGTGCTGTCTATCTTGGCACCGTTGCCGGATGATCCTATCTTGGCACCGTTGCCGGATGATCCTATCTGGGCATAGTTGCCGGATGATCCTATCTGGGCATCGTCGCCGGATGATCCTATCTGGGCATAGTTGCCGGATGATCCTATCTGGGCATAGTTGCCGGATGATCCTATCTGGGCATCGTCGCCGGATGATCCTATCTTGGCACCGTCGCCGGATGATCCTATCTGGGCATCGTCGCCGGATGATCCTATCTGGGCATCGTCGCCGGATGATCCTATCTTGGCACCGTAGCCGGATGATCCTATCTGGGCATAGTTGCCGGATGATCCTATCTGGGCACCGTAGCCGGATGATCCTATCTTGGCACCGTTGCCGGATGATCCTATCTGGGCATAGTTGCCGGATGATCCTATCTGGGCATCGTCGCCGGATGATCCTATCTGGGCATCGTAGCCGGATGAATTATCCTTTATGCTCGTTTTTATTTTTTCAGGTGATGTGATCTCTTTTAGCCACTCAACTCCAAGATTGATCATGTCAGCCAATTTTAACTCTGCTTTTATCTTTATTTTCGAGGAGCAAATCTTTGTCTCTCTATCTTCTTTGGATATATTTCCGTCTTGTTCTACCTCGCAGAACCTAGATCCTATCATGGAATAATGATCAAAGACTTCTAATGGGCTTTCGCAAGCGTGAAATCCCCTGCTACATACCTTGATTTCTCCATCCATCTCATATTCCTTACCTATTTCATATTGAAAATCCCGGCATTTTAAATTTTTGTCAAATCCCTTGTAAGATTTTATAGCAGCCATTTTATTTATCGTTTATTAGTTTAATGATATCTTTTCTTATCTCTATCAATTCTTCCTTGCTAAATCCCTTTAGCTCTTCTAGTATATCATCCTTTCTCGATCGGTTAGGTCTTGAAGGGGCTTGTACCATGTATAGTACTCCGAAATCATTTTTCTGACTCATAAGTCATTATAACTATTTGGTGTACCACAATAAAGATTGATATGATCGATAGGATCAAGAGGTGAATATTGAGAGGTTTTTCGTACCACTCAAATATTGACACTATTGATATCAGCCCTAGTACGGTGGCCGCGATCATCCTTAACGAGAAGATGATAATGCTCTTTATGGCCCGGAATATCTTCCAGAACCATGCTTGGTTTCTCTTTATCATATATATTGTTGTTTTTAAAATTCGAAGAAAGGTCTCATATCCTCACGGACGGAGACCTGCGTTGCAATTGTGACTGATTTTCTGATTGAATAAGCACCCCTAGGGGTGAAACGTGCTCCCTGCCGGGCTTGAACCGGCGACCTCTCGCTTATGAGGCGAATGCTCTAACCTGCTGAGCTAAGGGAGCGTTTGCCGGGGAATCCCACCCCGGCACAGTTTAAGTAAAAACTAATATTCCCTAATTGCCTGCCTCACGGCGGTATATTAAGGTCTTGGTAGCTTTATTACACATAAACATGTCAAACAGTGCAAATGGTTTTGTCCCGCCTCCGGTCTCGCTCCGGAACCTGCGAGTCTTTGGCTCTCTTGGCGGGAATAGTTGCGGTCTTGGCTAATTTGCCTATCTTTAGGCCGCTAAACGAAAAAATAAATTATATGAATGTTTCTGATGTTATCAAGAAGGTCCCTTATTTAAGGGAATCTTGTCCGAATTGCGGGTTGTCCAAGCCTTGGGCAGTAATATATTCCGATAAATATCAATTACTGTCAAGCACAAGACCGGGAAAAGGATCTATGCCACTAACTATGGTCGTTTGCCAAAGATGTGGGTTCTCTCAGTTTTTCTCATCTGAGGATGTAGATACCAAAGGGTAGTCACCGGGATCAATTATGGGGATATCATCTGTATCCATAAATTTGGTGCGATGATCATCCCCTTTATTTGCTACCCAATCAAAAATATCCTTAGCTAACTTCACTAATTCCCTCTCGTTGGAGCAGCATCTTGATGCTTGTTCTACACACCATATCTTTAATTCTATCTCTTTCATGTTATTTTATATTAAATGTTCGCTCCCCCACAACCTCCAACGGTTTCAATCCCGAATCATAGACGGGTGGGGGATTGTATTATACATCCTCCATGATGGTTAACCAATGCCGCCGCCGGCATAACACCAAAAGGAGACACGGAAGATGTTATCGTAAGCTATATCCCATCGTGGGTCACGGCGCATATATCGCTATCACGTTACCTTGATATAGCCGGGAACCTCACGACGTTGAAGGCGTCGCTGCGTTCCGGGTCACAATATGTCAAAGATCTTAATTGTAGCCCCACCGGTAATCGAAACCGGAACCTTCTTCTTAGGAGGAAGACGCTCTATCCGTTGAGCTATGGGGCTTGGTTGTTAGCGATTCATATACGCTATAAGTCCGGCCTTGCTAAACACCCTTTTCCGCCCTTTATGAGCGTGAGGTATTTCCTTTATATGTTCCCTCAGATATCGGATAGATAGCTTGGTGATCTTGGAGGCTTCATCGAAGCCAACAAACTCGTCCTCTTTCTGGGCCTCTTTCTCCAAAACGGACTCCACGATCCTTTTTACCTCCTTTCGCATGAGGGGAATCAATTCCTCGGCTATAAGCCTTGCGTCGTTCCTTGTCATAGCGTTTACTTTAATCTCGTTACAATCACGTCGTCAATGCGCCCCGCTGTTTGTATCGTAAAATCATATCCTTTAGTCTTCAAGTAATCCACACCCCTTTTTACCTTTAAGTATGGTATGGTCTTGTTTTTTATGATTGTGGGTTCTCCTATATTGAATCCCAATAATGTCTCACTAGTCGAGATTTTTGTCTTTACATTTGTAAGATTCTTCATTTTTATACTACTTTTGTTTATTGCTCTTTTTTAGTACGCTGTGATAGTACTTTTGTTCTATCACAGTGCAAATATAAGAACAAATGAGCTAATACAAGACATAATAGTGTTAAAAATACCTCATTTGTTCTATTTAGAATGGTTCTAAATTAAATATTATATGGAAAATAGTATAATTCAGAGGATTGCGGAGATTATAACAAGTAAAGGATTTTCAGAAAATTCTTTTGCTAAACAAATTGGATCGAATCAAAGAACTATTAATCAGCAGTTAAGAGGAGATCGAAAATTAAGTTTGGATACAGTCTGTAATGTAATTAACTCTTTTGGGGATATCTCAGCGGAATGGCTCTTGCGTGGAGAAGGTAGCATGAATAAGTCGGAAGAGAAGAGTAGTGATATACATATAATGTATGAGACTAGCCTAAAGCAGATCCTATTACGAGACAAAAGGATTAGGGATCTGGAGATAGAGTTGGAGTTGGCTAATACTCGCTGTGAGGAATTAAAGAAGGAGGTTCTGGCGTTGAAGATAATCGCAAAAAGTAGTTGA